CTTCCGGGCACGACAGGTCCAGCGGGCGCAGCTGGAGCACCTGGCACTGCTGGTAAGAATGGACTGTCAATCCCTGGCCTTGATGGTAAAGCTGGACGTGACAGCTTCATCCCTGGCCCCCCAGGACGAAAAGGTGATGTTGGCCCTGCTGGACCGTACACTCCGGGACCTCCAGGCCCAGCTGGACAGGATGCTTTTAATATCGGCACAGTGTCGAGACCTATCATTAGTGGGGCGAAAGGTGGCAACGCCGCCCTTGCATCTCTCCTGAGTGCACTGGCGCAGAAGAATGAGATCGACGATCAGACCACATAGAGGCTCTCATGGGACTCCGCAGACTGTACGGCCCCGCTCAACTCACCAACGCCGCTGCAACGGTGTACACTGCACCAGCTGGGATTCGTGCGGTAGTTCGTCATATCCATGTAAGTAACCCCACTGCGGGGCCAGTAAACCTCACCCTCTCCATCGGGCTTGATGCAGCTGGCACTCGGGTGTTCGATGCCTACCCCATCGCGGCAGGATCGGTGCTCGATCACTACTGCATCTACGCCATTGAGCCTGGCGAAGCCATGCAGGCGTTTGGCTCGGTGACTGGTGATCTCGTCCTCATCGTCGACGGAGATCTCGAAGTTGCCTAACCTCGTTGCTGCTGAGCCTGTCATTGTGCTTCAGCCCTACGAGGTATTCGAGATGCAGTTCACTCTCGAGAAGGCGAAGTGGCTCTGGAATGAGATGAACAAGTATCGCACCTTGTGGAATGATTTCACTCGTGGCGACTTCAACAGTTGGTTTGCCATCCTCACGGCCAAGGATAGCTTCTGGCTCGAAGTGCAGAAGGATGGCGAGATCGTTGGCATAATCTACTGGACAGACATGGTGCAGATCGTGGACGCGCAGGCACACTGCATGTTCTTCGATCGCGACCTGGCGAACAAAGTGGAGATATGCCAGCGGGTGATATGGTGGTTCTTCACGAACTTTCCGGAGTGTCATAGGATGACGGCTACAATTCCGTCGATCTTCCATGCCACTTCGAGATTGCTCAAGCGCATAGGGTTCAGGGAAGAGGGCCGTAAGCGCCAGTCGCTTCTCATGAAAGGCAACAGAATCGACCAGATGATCTTTGGTCTTCTCGCTTCGGAGGTACTGTAATGGGTGGCTCGAGCAAGACCATCGACACGACTCCCTATCAAACGCAGCAGTTCCGGAAGCAGGTTCAGGACTACATCATGAACCCTACCGGGCCAGGAACTGCCACCGCCCCGAATGCTCCGGGGAGAGTGCAGATCATGGGGGGTCAGCCAGTCAGCACGACCTTCAACTCCGGTACTGACATCAGCCGAAGTGGTGTCAGGGACATTCAGAGCGTGGATCAGCTTGGAGGCGCCAACAGTGCGTTCTTCAAGAACATGATGTCTCAGCTCAGTCCATCCTTCCAGCAAGCTCGCACTGATGCCGCAGCCGCGGGGAAGGAAGCCACCGGATCACTGACAGGCTCAGGGCTCGGCAACTCGATCGGCTCAAATCTGAATCGAACGCTAGGGAATCAGCAAGCCACCCTCGCGAGTTACGCGACTCAGGGAATGCAATCTGAATTGCAGCGTCAGCAAGCGAATCAAGGGGCTGACATCAGCTTCATGAACAACATCTTGCAGCGCAACAATCAGGGGCTCCAAGCGCAGCAGATGGCTTCGCAGGCACAGCAGTTCAACTCTGGCCAGGCAACTCAGCTTGGGCAATCACAGGCGCAGTTGGACGCGGCTCGCAATGCCATGATCTATGGCGGCCAGCTTGGAGTCAATCAGCAGAACGCGAACAACTTCCTCCAGCTCCTCGGACAGCAGGCATCTCTCGGCGTCGGGCCAGATACCGTGCAGCAGACTCCAGGCTTCGGATCGTTTGCTGGTCAGCTGGGAGGTATGGCCATCGGCAGCATGATGGGTCCGATAGGATCGGCTGTCGGCGCTCAGGTCGGTAAGAAACTCTTTAGCTGAGGTAGACCATGCCAGTTGAACAGGTACCAGGCTTCTGGGACTACCTCGGTCAGGGTGTCCAGAAGGGTATTGATCTACAGAGACAGAACGCACAGATTGCTCGAGAAGAGGCTCACAAGAAGACCGCTGAGGCGCAAGCCCAAGCGGGGCTCATTGGGCAGCTCTTCCAATCCGGAGCTGTCGGATCGAAGGACTTGCAGAGCGCACTCACGGCTACGGGATTGCCGGCTCCCACTGTCATCCCATCGAAGTCAGAACAGCGCCAGCACTATCTCGACAACCCTGACCAGATGGCCACGCTGTCGGATGAGCAGAAGAAGAACCTCGGCTTCACGACCAAAGTGCAAGCTGCCACGGAGGGTGCGCAAGTCGCTGGGGCCAACCTCGAGACGAAGAGGGCTGACCTGCTCACCCGTTACATGAACGGGGAGAATCTCGGCGATCAGCAGAATGAAGCCATTGGGTTGCCAGGTGCATCTGATCGACAGCTGAAGGAAGTCAGCCAGCTCGATCCATACCTCAGTGGCGTTGGGGAGCGCTACATCGCTGGGCAGATGATCAAGTCAGGTGGGCGCATTGATCCTGACAATGCTCAGCAGATCGGTGAGAATGCATACTCAACGTATGTCGCTGAGCGCGCACAGAATGGACTAGGATCTCTCACGCCTGAACAGGTGAAGTACACTCGACAGTATTTCGCCCGAGCCACTGAGAATGCCCTCATCGCACAGAAGAAGCAAGATCTCGCAGAGTACGAGGCGAAGACTGGTCGCATCCATGCTGAGGCAGCGAAGTCAACGGCTGGCCAGAACACCAGCATGCAGTGGTTCGGAAAGGTCACTACCGCCCTCGACAACGTGCGAAAGGCGCAAGCGAACATCACGAAAGCTAATCCAGCCGTACTCTATGCTCTCGACAACCCTTCGATGGCTCAGTCGCCGATTGTCAAGGGTGCGCTCGACCAGTACAATGCCCTCGAGCAAACGGCCACAGCTTTTCGTGGTGCGCAGGGGTCGCTCGCCAGTGGACAAGTCCCTGGAAATCTCGCAGACCTCCTCGCTGCAGCAGACTCCATCTCGTCGCAAGGGGCTGGTCCAGCAGCTGGTGGAGCAAGAACTGCTGCGCCGCCTACAGGAAGATCTGCAGCACCTGCCGGAGGATCTACTGGAGGAAGGTCTCCTGCTGGGCAGGGAAGAGCCGGACAAGCGGCTGCACCCGCGGCAGCAGCACCGCCTGCGGCTGATCCCGTAGTGACGAGTGCCATCCAGCTCCTCAAGACCAAGAAGGGCAACCTAACCCAACTCAAGGAAGCCCTTGATAAGAAGAAGATCACTCGCGCTCAGTACGACGCCATTATTGAGGGCTCCCGGTGACTAATCCTTTCTTCGACATCCCAGGTGTCAACCCGGAAGATGCGAAGCGTGGGTACGTCAAGCATGGCCGCCCTGTGGTGGATACAGAGCGGAGAGATAGCGCTGGGCATGTCCCAACTCATCGACTCGATCAGGAGACCAATCGCCTGCCAGGTGAGTCGTTCGCTGACTATGAGAAGCGCGTTCTCGCTATGCGGACGTTCACTCCTGACACCGCGGCGAGGAGTGATCTTGGCGCACTCAATCCCACCGTAGCTGATAGTGCGCGAAAGCTCATGGCTGCGGCGAAGGACGAAGGCGTCCACCTCACCGTGGCCGAGACGAGGCGATCGCAAGAACGGCAGGAGATGTTGTTCCAGAAAGGGCGCAACGATCGAGGTCCTGTAGCCACTTGGACACTCACCAGTGATCACACTCCCGGCAACGCCATCGACTTCAATGGCAAGCCGGAAGCATTCAAGTGGCTGCAAGCGAATGCCTCGAAGTACGGATTCACTCCTATGGGAGAGATGGATCCTGGGCATGTAGCGATGCTCGGGGATACTATGCCGCCAGCGGCAGCTGTGGCGAGCCGAGGTGCACCACCGCCAGTGGCAGCACCCGCTCCGATTCAACAGGGCTCAGCAACCGTGACGAATCCTTTCATGACTATGGGAGCGCCAGCGGATACAGTTCCGCCTGCGCCTGTGGCCGCTCCTCCTGACACATCAGCGGACAATCCCTTCCTGAACATGGGGGCTCCACCTGAGCCAGCGATCTCGCAAGAGGGCGCGCCAGGGGAACTTCCCATTCACGACCTTGGGCTTGATACTGGCAAGGGAAGGCAGGCTGCTGAGCTCCAGTCTATGATCATTACGAGGGATCGACTGAAAGCAATCCAGCCTGCGAATGCTGGACATAAGGCGCGGCTCGATAAGCTCGTAAGTGCGCTCGACATGCAGATCGCCGGCAAGGAGCCTGGCAATCGAAGCATGTTGGAGAACTTCATCCGCGGTACAGCTGCTGGCGCAGCGGAAGGTGTCCAGTTCCCAGTAGAGCTAGCCGGGAATGCGGCGGCTCTCGTCGGGGCCAAGGACCTCCAGAACTACATCGAGGAGAATCGGGCCCTCATCAACGAGGACCTCAATCCTCGAGGCACTGCTGGCACTGTGGGAGAGATTGCGGGCAACGTAGTCGGATCGGCTCCCGCCGCTGGTGGCGTGGCTGAGGGGATTGGTAAGACCCTCATCAGGATTGCTCCCTCCACGCGCATCGCTATGGCTATCGAAGCTGCGCATAAGGGATCACTCGTGCAGCGCGTAGCATCCAACGTCATCACAGGGCTTCCCATTACTGCTGTCAGCTCGTTCGCCGCGCCAGGTGTCGATGTCCCGGAGGGTGCTACGCCTGAAGAAGCGGAGCGCATTCGCTCGACGAATGTCGCTAACAAGATCAAGAACCTCGCCATCGGCATTGGAGCAGATGCCCTCTTCGGAGCCATTCCACATGGAAAGGCGAAGCCCGGAGAGCCTGTTGTCGAGGCTCCTCCCGAGGCTCCCCTGACACCCGCACGGCAGGCGCAGCTCGACCAAGTCAAGGCGCAGAACGCTGTGAAGCAGGCGGCAAAGCGTCGTGATCGCCTCGATAAGGCGCAGGCCCAATCACAGTGGCAGGTCATGAATCCTGACACTGAGTGGAAGGAACTCGCGCCTACGGCGAAGAGGAAGATCTACGATGACTACCGTGAACAACGAAGGAATTCAAATGTGAATACCTCGGTGGGTGCGCCACCTGGGACGCCCGTAAGTGATCCCACGACAGGCAACCCTCCCGAGGTCCAGCAACAACTCGTCGCGATGGAGGAGCAGCTCCATGCCCTTCGTGGTGAGCGAGACGACGCACGGCGGCTGGCAGAGACCGATGCACAGCTGAACATCGGCAATAGAGGAGCACTCGATCGTGCAGCGCCGGCAGCGGATAAGAACTCTGGCCTATCATACATCTTCTTCGATGCTAATGGGCAGAAGGCTCTCAATGACGGTCAGGGGTATGCAGTAGGGGATAAGCTTCTCACTGATGGCAGAGATGCAATCCTCGCTGCACATGAAGCTCATGGCGTGCAGCCTCGCTTGTTCCGCTATGGTGGAGATGAGATAGTAGCCATTGTGCCTAAAGACAAGGCGCAGCTCATTCTCGATCATGTAGAGCAAAACTCGGTCAAGCAGTACGGCGATCAGACTGGATCGTTCAGTGGTGCTGTTCATGATACTATGGGCGATGCACTGTCTGTCGAAGGGAAGGCCCAGCTTACATCTCGTAAGCTCGAAGCGAAGGCGAAGCAGGGTATCCCTGGGCGCAATGCTGAGGAGCAGGCCCTCATTGATGCTGCGAGAGAGAGGATCAACACGAGCCCTCCGCCAGCAGCAGCTCCAGCAGCGGCGACCGCCAAGCCGTATGATGTCACTGATCCATTCCCTCCTGACGCGATGGATGCTGTGCGGCAAGTCCATGAGGCAGGGGGATTGCGAGACTCCGAATCTCAGAAGGCTTTCGCAGAGGAGATCAAGTCCCTCTACGATAAGCAACTTCCGCCCGACCAGCATGCTTCCGAACTCCAGTCACTGATTGAGGACTTCACTCCCGCAGAGGCCGAAGGCGGACCACCGGCAGTGAAGGCTCCTCCAGCGCAGGCACCGGGAGCGACGACTCGTGTTACTAGCGCCCAGCGTGAGGCGATAGCCACTGCTCGGGCAGCAGAGGCCAAAGCCCGCACATCGGGTGCTAGCGGTGATGCAGCGAAGGCTGACAAGGCTATTCAGGCGATGTCTGACTCGCTAGGTGAGTTGGGCAAGACGCGACCTGGTGAGAGCTATGATCAATGGCTTGCACGCGTATTCGCTGAAGATTTCAGTGCACCTGCGGCTCAAGCACCTTCTGTGGGGGAAACCCCAGCGGCTGGGACTGAAGGCACGGTGTCGCCCACACCTGCCCCGCCCCCACAGAAGACCATGCTTCGCTCTATCGAAAACGCGAAGGCCCTTGAAGATATGACGGAGAAGGAGCTTGGGAAGGTTGATGACAAGCTCACTGACGCCGTTGAGTCGTTGCCTAAGGACTCTCCCGAGCGTGCCATCGTACAGAGCGATTTCGATGCTGTGCATAATGAGTATGCTCGCCGCAACGCTGCGCTGAATGCTAACAAGCCGGCAGTGGAACCTGCGGCCCCGGCACGCTTCGGTAACCCCGCTGACGAGATTGCGAAGGGTGGAGCGAGGCCAGAGCAAGGGCCAACGACACCTCCAGAAGTGGCTCGCCTGCGGAGCATATCGCCGCGGAAGATGACAGGCGATGAGCTGAACTCCCACATCGCTGACCTCGAAGGCATGCAGAAGGTCGAAGAAGATCCTCAGCGGATCGCCGAACTTCAGAAGCGCATGAACAAAGCGCTCGAGGAGCGTGCCTTCAGAGATAAGGTCACTAACGGCGTCATCCCTACGATCGAGAGGAAGGCGATTGAAGGCACAGCTGGATTCGCCTTTGGATTCGCCACAGCACCTGGAGAGAACAAGGATAGTGATGGCCCTGACCGCATGACGAATGCTCTCATGTGGACAGCCATCGGTCTTGCAGGAGGCCTTGCAGTCGCTAGGATGCGGGCCAAGGCCAGGGCAGTGGAAGTGAAGGCGGAGCCCTCTGATCAATGGCTAGGCTCCCGAAAAGCCGCTGAGAAGATCGTCAACTACGAGGACACCGAAGATCCATCTCAATCGTGGCGAGAGCGCGCGAGAGAGTGGTATCAAGGCATCGTGAGGCGTTCTCACGGCATTGACGTAGCGGTCAACGTCCTCACTGGATCCAAAGGAGGAGCTGAATCACTGGCCGCCCACAAGAATCCAGCGAAGCTGGCTGCCATGTTCGGCAGATGGATCAGCATGTCAGAGAGTGCCCTGATGGATCGGCCAGCGTACGTTGACTATGCTGGCAACGTGCAGGACCTCGGAGTACCATCCTACCGAGAGATCGTAGAGATGGTGGAGGGAGATCTCAAGGGTCTCGGCAAGCTCATGACCGCTCGTACTTCCATCGAAGGCAGAGGTCTCCGAACGGTGCCGCTGGATCCAGTAACATCGGATCTCGTCTTCAACTCAGCGCCAGAGAACTACCACCAGGCTGCCGATGCCATGAGGCAGTTCGACCTTGCTATGACGAAGGTCCTCGCCAACGAGGGGATCCTCTCACCGGATGCAGTGGGAAAGTTTAGCATGGAGGAGTTCTACGCTGGGCTGAAGAAGGTCTTCGATCCCGACGGAGGGCCATCGAAGGTCGTCCGCGATCCTAAGACGAAGAAGATTCTCATTCAACCGAACCCTGTCAAGGGCCGCAAGACTGGCGTGGGCTCAAAGGTCTACAACCCCGCTGAGACCACAGCCAGTATGGTGCCGCAGATCTACCGTGCAGCGGAGCTGAACTCAATCAAGAGTCGCTTCGTCGATCTGTGGGAAGCCGCAGGAAAGCCCGACTACATGCTCAAGCAGATCGAGCGTCGCAAGCAGACGATCTCCGGAGACCAGCAGCTTCGAATCGACGCGCTCAAGCAGGAAATCAAGGGCCTTTCTCAGGGGGACGCTGAGTCGCTCGTTTCTGCTTTCGACCCGAAGTCTCTCGACCCTCGTAGCAACATCATGACGGTCTATCGTGAAGGCGTTATGCGGGCGTACAAGGTGGACGAACACGTCGCTCAGTCCCTCGCCTCCTTGACCCCTGACGAGCTCGAGGGTATGTGGAAGGTCCTCGGAATGCCAGCTAATATGGCCAAGAAGGGCGTCGTCTTGAATCCCTACTTCGTTGCGAAGCAGAGCTTCATCGACGGCTGGCAGGCCATGCTGAATAGTCAGTACGGCTTCCGACCGGGAGTTGACCAGTTCATTGGCTGGATGAACATTGTCAGGCACACGCCTGAATATCAAGGGTTCATTGCTGCGGGTGGTGGACACTCGACCCTCCAGTCACATGACTATGCAAATGTGAAGACTGCAATTGCGGCTGTCAAAGGTGGCGGTGGTGGGCCCCTTAGCACAGCGGTGAACCAGCTCAAGCAATTCAAACCTGTCGAAGCGTGGAAGACACTAATCGTCCCCTTCAGTGAGTCCGCAAGGGTCGGGGAGTATCTCAGAGCTAGAAATCACGGCGCATCTCCCTTGGACGCGCTTTATGCAGCCAAGCACGTCACAGCGAATTTTCAGCAGCGGGGTGGTTTCACTGCAATGCGAGGGCTCGATAGGGCTTCCATGTTCCTCAACCCCGCAATTCAGGGCCTTGACCAGGCAACCTTCCGTGCCGGCATTAATCCCTTCCGTGTCCCTGAAGAGGGACGAAAGGCGGCCGCTGCGAAGTACTTGTCGAAGGCATTCGTTGGGATAACTCTGCCATCCATGTACTTCTGGTTCATGAATAAAGACGATCAAGAGATCAACGACCTCCGTAAGACCCCGTCAGGGGAAAAGTACTGGTTCATGCGCTCACCCGTCGACGCCCCGAAGATGGGTCTCCAGAAAGGCGACATCGTAAAGATCCCTAAGCCAATCGTGGACGGGCAGGTCTTTGGGACCTCGATGGAAGCGTATCTTGATAAGGCGTACGGGAATGATCCTAGCCAGATGTCTGCAGCGGGTGCTGCTATGGCTAAGGACATCTCCTTCAATATCCTTCCAACGGCGGGAGTACTGTACTACGGTCTCCAGTTCAATCGAAACATCCCTCTCGGCGGGAGCCTCATCCCTCAAGGAGACGAAAATCTCGCCCCTGAACATCAAGGGGAGGACCGTGCCAGCTGGGTATCGAGGACCGTCGCCCAGAAGATATCCCCCCTCGTCGGGCCAAATACTCCCGACCTCATTAAGAACGCTACAACTCCAGCAGGACTTGACTACATAATGAACAGTGTCGGTGGCATGCTGGGACAAGACGGGATGCTCGCCATCTCTCAGGCGGTAGAAGCTGAGACAAAAGGGTATCCTCCGGCTAAAGAGGAGCTTCCGATCGTCAGTAAGGTCTTCGCAGCTTACCCTGCTATGAACGTCGCTCCAATTCGTAGGTTCTACGATCGAGCGGCACAGGTGCAGACCGTCGGAGCAACTATCAATCATCTTGTCGGTGAGGATCCCACTCGGTTGTTGCCCTACATGACGAGTAATCAAGCGGACTATGCGTTGTTAGGAGTGTTCACTAAGACTCGTCAAGACATCGCGAACTTCAGACGAGCCCTACAAGATGTGAAAGACATGCCTGGCGAAGCGATCTCTGCATCGGATCGAAGGGCTATGATCAAGCAGTATCAAGTCATGATGATTGAGACCGCTCGCCAGGCTAACGTCTTTGCGAGTGAGGTTGACAAAGCCATGCCCAATCGCTAGGCATTGAAAGACTCGATTGCCACGTACTTTCCACTCTTGACGGTGATAGCACCAATAATCACGAGAGTGTCCAGCACTTCGGCAAGCTCGTCTTTCCTGAGCGAGTAGTTGAACCTCGCCAGCAGTTCCCCCATCGAGAGGCCATTGACTCCTGCGTTGATGATAGCAGAGAGGATGGCCTCTTTGTCTGCATAGATGGGATTCTTACCTACACCAGAGAAGACCTTCATCATTCGAGACTCAATGGATTCCATCATCTTCATGGCATCCTTGAGGTCATCGAGAGAGATGAGGAGTCCATCTCGTTTCGACGCAGCCACGATCATAGCGAGCTTGATCAAGTGCGTCTGCTTCCGCTCGAAATACCCAGCTAGCCGCGGATCGCCAGTGGGGTTAGGGTTGTTTACTCGTTCACGATACCACTCAGTGTGGAACTTGTCCGCTTCGTCGTCGAGCTTGAATTCGCCCGAGAGGGTGCTGATCTCGATGAGGTCCGTGACGAGGAGTTGCTGAAGCGCCTTCTGCGCGGGGGTTAGCTTCGGGATCGGATCGGCTTCCCTAGGCGTATCGTGGAAGATAAAGATGATCCGAGACGTAAGACCCACTCCGATGGTGTCCAAGGGCATGGCCCTCGATATCCAGTCAGGCGTCGTCGCACCGAGGAGATTGAGAAAAGGGCCTTTAATCGTGTTCTTCCCACCTGACTTCGTATCATGCTCCCACACAGCGGGGCAATCGAAGATGTCCGTGAGAAATACTACCATGTCCATTCCGCTCGACGTGAGCATAGTAGCGAACTCAGTCGAGTGTGCGGTCATGCAAGAGGACCCATCCTTGTGGGCTTGCGTGAGGTTGATGATAAGCTTCTCACGCGTCGTGCTGTCTGCGGTAAACTTCGCTCCCGGTGTAGCCTTGAGAATGTCTCTCCCGATCCTCATGGCAGTTGACTTCTTGCATCTTCCTGGCGGTCCGACGAGTACGACGTACATGTTAGGGTACATGAGAAAGTATCCCATATCGAAGAACACTGAACGCCGTAGGGCGCCAGCTATCACTGATATGGCAGTCCACAGATGATACTCCTCCGGGGACTCACTCTCCGCCGTGTAAGCCAGGTATGCGGTAAGCCAACTGCCTGGGAGAAGTCGTGCCATCAGGCTCCTACAGCCTCGAGGGAGGCAGGCTTCAGAGGGTTCTGATATTCGAGGAGTTCTCCCACGATAGGGGCCAGATCCACTTCCGTCTGCCCCATGTCCCTGCGGTGGATAGCCTGCATCACCGGACGAGTGTCAACGCCCAGAGTGATGGCCAGCGCCTGGAGGCCAGAGATGCACTCGCAAATCTGTATCACTGTCGCGTTGAAGTTCGTGTCAGTGACAGCTTGTTCCAGTGAGATCCTCGATGCTGTCATTGAGGAGAACACCTGCTTGAACCGATCGAAGCGTGGCCATGCGGGAGCGCCTCCCACAAGGTCAGGGAACCGCGATAGCATTGCCTCGAGGGTCTGCTCGAACACTTGATCTCGAATCTGAGTCATATCTTTGCCACCTCTGGGATGAAGACTGGGAAGCCGTCGTAGGTCTCCATGTTGTCTACCATATCCTCGAAGACTCTCGGAGCATACGACTGGATAGCATCCATGACGGCTGTTGCCAAGCGGCGAATCTCAGGCTCGGCACCACGACCACTACGCTCTTCGATGAAGAACCTCCACGCCCGCAAGTTGCCAGTCATGGTGACCCTCGTCTCGAGTGCGTGGGGTAGGAGTTGCCGAGCCTTCCCGCGAGCCCACTTGCGACGATCCACTCCGTTCAGTTCACGAGGGGCGAGTTCAAAGAGCCACTCGACCGCTCGAGTGTACGCCTCCAGAGCAACCTGGCACTGGTGCTTGAACTGATTGAGGACGGCAGATTCGTCCATCTCGAGAGGTGATCGCTCGCTCACTTCCGCTTGCATCCTCTTGAGTTCGAGCGAGGCATAGTACGGCTCGAGGACGAAGCAGGCGTTCTCTTCCTTCGTGTACCTCGTTGAGCGTTGGGAGTACGCGAACCCCGCTCGATGGCGAACGAGCTCATGGGAGAGTCCACGCGATATCCCTTGGATGAACACTGAGATGTTCGCGTGCTCGAAGACTGACCCATGACGAGACTTCCGGAGCCCATCTATGTGCTCGCGGATCGAGCGACCATCCACCCCGTAGGAGTCATAGCACCCCTTCCCGGCATGAGCGATGAGCCTCTCACTTGGTGTCCCGCCCTCTGGCAGCTTATACTCCGGATGATCGAAGAACACCGGGGCCGAGAGGACGTGGACATGTGGCTCGATGATCCACTTCACTTGGCTTCCTTGTTGGCGATGAGACGGTCGAGATAGAACTTCGCCTTCTTCAAGTCGCCAACCTCGTCTCCTTTGTGCTTCGCACGCACGATGTACTTGACGATGTTGCCCTCGTAGAAGCCGAGGTCCTGATCGTCGATGTAGTCGATGCATTCGATGCTGCCCGCATTGTAGTGAGCGGGATGATTTACTTGCTCCTTCTTTGCCATGCTATCTCCAGTTATTCAAACGTGAATACCTGCCGGCTTCTTGAAGGAGAACCAATCGTCGCTCTCCATTAAGCCGCGGGGGTTCTTGACCTCACCTGACTTCTTGTCCACCGAGCGCTTGTTCCAGTTGTACCCGATCTGGCAGTCCGAGGGTACGATGAAGGTCCGACCGTGTATGGTAGTCGGGATCTTCATGCACTCTGCCATCAACGATGATACTTCCTCTTCAGCGCCTTCATTGCACTGGAACATAATAGAGTCGTGAACGGAAAGGAGATATTCAGCCCCAAGATCAGGACGGCCAAGCTCAATCTCATTGTAGCACCGCACGGTTGCCTTGTTTCCCAGATCGCCGAGACCAGACTGCGGAATCCATGAGTATGCGTCCCGCATAACTGCCTCTCGAGCCTGAGCACTCCGCATGTCTCCATAGAAAGCCCTAACGCGACCATGAGGAGTACGAAGGAAGCGCGTGCGATCAATGGCTTGTTCAATCTCCCTCCAGAAGTTCGACTTGATCTCTGGGTAGAGTAGGAAGTACTTGTCGATAAGCGTCTGGGCTTCCCGTGGAGACGCACGGACGCCAGTGGCTTCGGCATCCTCAGCGATCATGTGACTGAGCTTATCGCCCGTGAGACCGTAGTTCGATCCGTGACCAGTGCGCTTCGCCAAATAGCGTTGCTCAAAAGTCACATCGTACACCGCTATCATATACATCCGAGCGGCGGTCTCTTTGTGGATGTCTCTGGTCGGATCATTGAGGAGTTCGATCAACGCCTCGCATCGCGCCAGATACGCCACGAACCAAGTCTCTCCCTGCTTGTAGTCCCGACTCACGAGGACTTTGCCAGGATCGGCGATGAACATCTGCCGGACTTGTGCGCCTTCTTTCTTCCGGACAGGGATCGTGTGGAGATTAGTGCCCGTTCCGTCGAGCGAGGCTCTTGATGAAAGCCTCCCTGATTTCGTCCCTGTAATATCGAATGAGCACCTCATCCGCCCATCTGGTCCAACCTTCGCTTCCAAATACCTCTCGACGAAGTCCCGGTATTCCCTCAACCTCAGGACGATGTGAAGGAGAGGATTCTCGTACTTCCCTGCAAGCTCGTTGATCGCATCTTTGTCTGAGGTTGGATTCCTCGTCTTGTGATTGAGCTTCACTGGTAACTTGAGATGTTCGTACAGTAGCCATTGCATGTCTCCGCCCTGGTGGGTAGACTTTACATTGATAGGTCTACCCGAACCTGAATCCAGAGCATTCTGAAAGTTTGCGATCTTCTGATCGAAGTCCTTCCGGAGCCAGTCCCTGAACTCCATATCAATGAGAATGCCCCGCTTCGTTGCGGCCATCAGAGGATCGACGAGAGACATCTCCGTCTTGAGGGACTCACCGCAATCAAGAGCGGCAATCTCCTCGGCTTGAACATCCCTGATCTCACGTGTAACCGCAGCGTCGCGGCCGTTATACAGCCAGAACGTCGGCCAGTCCTTGATGCCTGAGTCGGACACCTTGCCGTCGTCCTTGTAGTACGGCTCCCGCGTGTAGATGGACGTCTGGAAGCCAAGCCCCTTCCGGAGCACGCTGAACTTCTTCTTCCCCATGAGGAGCTGCATCTCATCTTCACCCGAAGCACACTCGGGCATGAGGCAGTGATGACCACTCATAGTGTCCCACGCGAAGTTCCTCGGATTGTATCCCTCACCGCGAAGGACTGAGACATCGAACATCCCATTCTGGTAAACCTTCTTCACATCGCATTCAGCGAGCAACCGAATGAGATGCTGGTTGAAGGGATTGTCAGATGGGAGGACCATCGTTCGATCTGGGCGATCACTGAAGCCCACGCAGACGAGCTTCCAGAGTCCGGTTTTCTCGTCGAACGCACACTCGATGTCAATGGCGAGCCACTCCGCTTTCACCATCTCATTCGCGATCATGAGGGCATCTGCCCTGTCGGGATTCAAAGCATGGTTGCGAACTGGGAGCCGGAGTTCGGGAAACTCAGCGTCGATGGCGCAGCGGGCAAAGTCAATCTCCATCACCGCCTTGGCTTGCCATACCTTCAACGGGAAGCCGTGGCTGTACGTGGCAATGATCTTGCGTCCTGGCACGAGGGTGGACTCGAGAATTGAGCCACGCCACTTGTCGATGCCTTGCTTTCCAGTGAGTGCACGAAGGGGTCCATTGCCCAAGGCGATCACCAGGTTAGGCTTGATATCCTGGAGATTGAACTTGAGCCGCTGGACCCCGACGGCGTACTGGAGAAGATGCTGCTTCTTGTAGAAGTTCTCGAACTTGTTCTCTGGTGATGGTGTGTGGCAGACGTTCGTCATGAAGCACTGCGACATCGAGAGGCCGGCTCGACTGAGCATATGCGAGAGCATCTGCCCAGCGCCGCCTGCGAATGGCGTGCCAGTTGCGGCCTCCGTTGCAGTCGGTGCCTCGGAGACTATCATGACCTTGCTGCTTCGTGGACCTCGCTCAACGAAGCCCATGCTACTTCTCCGGCGTGTGAGCCTTGACCTTCGTGATGCCCTTGGCTCTCCGCTCGATGTCCTTCTCTACCGCGAGCCATCCCCTCTTGAGGGACGACGCTGCTGCGGGACATCCTCCGCCACCGCCGAAGAAGTCGGCGACGATCTCACCCTCAATAGTTGTGCGTCGGATGAGCTCAGCGTAAAGTTCCACTGGCCTCTCAACAAGAATATCTCGTTCCGCTGATGGGACAGGAGGCACTCGAATAATGTTGCTCTTGCCCTGAATAGCGAGTCGGGGATTTCCCTTGATGCAGTGAAGGGCGATGTCGTAGCCCTTGGTGAACCACCTGTCAGGCCTGTTCGTGAAGGTGCGTCCATCGCTCCGGTCCCAGATGATGGGGATTTCGTCTACGGTGAACCCAGCTTTGCGGAACTCGCCCTTGACATGCTCGTACCAAGACATGCCGAGAAAGAAGATGCAGAATGCGTCTGGCTTCAGCACTCGGTACATGTCAGGGATCATCGACAGAATGTTCATGTACTTCCCGCGATCATCCTCGTAGCCGGACGTCTGCCCGACGATCGAGTTCTCGGTGCGAACCTCGTAGTCCACGCCGAAGGGAGGATCAGTGATGATGACATGGAAGGACTCGTCCGGGAGGCCCTTGATGACCTCGACGCTATCACCAAGGAGGAACTTCGCCTCGATGTCGCTGAAGTCTTTCGGAGAGTTCTGGACGTCGAGCACTCGCGTGACGTTAGCGATCTTCGCCTCGAGCATGCGCCTTGCTTGATTGATCGACTTCGCCTGCCCGAGTTCAGGGAAGAGCTCCATCGCCTTGTCGAGTTGGACGGCGATCGAGACGTCACGTTGGCTCGTCTTCGCCCCAGCCAGAGCGGCGGTCTGCTGCTGCGTCCAGTTTGGATCCTTGATGCGGCGGAGCCTATCCAACTCCGCGAGACCACGGATCCTCTCCTTCGTCGTCATGTCCTTGCGCTGGAAGTTCTCCTCCAGTTCCATCTCTTTCGCAACCACCTCGTCGATGTCATTCTTCCTGATCGCGAGGATGGTTGATGAGCCGTTGAGCTGCGTGGCCGATAACCTTCGGAAGCCGGCAATCAGCTCGTTGTTGTCATCGACTACGACTGGCTGGAGCTGCCCGAACTGAATCAGGGACTGCGCCAGTGAGTCGAGGTCACCTAGTTCCTCTCGCTCTCGTCTGCGAGTGACGATGACGTCAGCGATGTCTAAGGTTAGGAGTTGTGTCATCATGCCCTTTGGATGCGTTGTACTGGCATGTGCATATAGCCAGAGAGGTCTTTGGGGTCGAACGAGGATGCGGCGAGCTCTGCACCGGACTGAGGAGAGGACACCCGAGCGAAGCGACCTTCCCTCTTGGCCGCCGTGATCTCGTCGACCAGTGCCTGCTCACTCATGGTGCATAAAAGCTCGAAACCGCTCCCAGACTTCAATGCAATCTGGAGGCGGTAGAGGGGAAAGTTATCCAATTTTGAATACCTGTCGGATGGTGGAAGGCATACGTGGACAGGCGGTATGCCAGCGCCTCTTAGGAGCCCCTTTCGGGACTAGTCCGACTACGCCGGCAGGTAGCTCTTGATCTGATCGCGCATCTCACCGTTGTACAGATTCGGCTCGACGACGACGTTCACTCGCTGACCGATGAGCTGGTCCGTGTCGAAGGAGGGCTTCGGCGAGACGTTCTTGTCCTTGTACTGATCGGCCAGTTGGTGGAAGCCGCACGCACGAAGGAGCTGGTCGAAGTTGTACGCACCCTCGCCTGTGATGACGAGGTACGACTTCCGGGGGCGAACAGAGTCACCGACCTGAATCCCGAAGTCTACTACGATCATCGGGTTGCCAGCCTTCGAGAGCTTCGACTCGACGGCGGAGATCTCTGCGAGGTAGGTGCCAGGCTCGATGGCGCCCATCTCGAGCATCTGGGTAGTGTCGGGATTGATGATAGGCATTGCTTGTGTTCTCCTAGAATTTGAGGGCTTGACGAATTGCTTCCCACTCGAACAGGGTCTCATTCGGGAGGCCAAGGCGCGACCCTGCGATGCGCTTTTGGCTTGGTACAGTCTGCAACAACCGGAGGACTTCTGGACCTTTCGGCCGAGTGTCCACCCACCACACCTCGTTGAACTCGCCAGGAATCAGCTCGGTCGACTGTCCGGTGAAGAGAGGGGTGATCGCTATGAGCTTCGCGTTCTCTCCCTCGCCTTCCCAAACCTCGCGTTCATGACAGAGGACGAGAACATGCTTGTCGGTTCTCCTCACCATGTCGATGAACTGCTCCGTCATCGAGCGCTCCGCTCCCATGTCCTGGAGCTTCCTGTGCATCATGCCTGTTTCTTGTGCCTTCTTCCATGTCGAAGATACGAGACCGGGAATCGCACTCGAGCCAGCGAGAATGATCGCCTTGTTCGTCGATGCTTTGACGAGCGTACTGCCCGAGTCAATGACCCAAGTGTCGAACATGTCGACTCCGACCGGGTAGCTCTTGCCGTCCGAAAGCGACCGCCACGCCTGAGTGGTCTTCGACATACATGCATCGAAGTACCTACACGCGTTGTCGAGCGCCTTGTGAGCCTTTACTACTCCGTTCGGTGCGAAGTCGTCCTTGAAGACCTCGTACATGATCCCCTTCTTCGAGAATCCGAACTTGGCCTCCATGAGGGGATTCTTCAGGCTGGTCAGGCCCTCTTCATCGAACGAGATGAAGTTCGCGCGAGGGAATGTCGCTGCCCCGACCGTCTTGCCGATTTTGGGAGAGGACACAATGATCGCCTTGATCCTGGGATTTGGCTGAAAATCACCAAGGCCTGGCATCAGAGTTCGTCCTCATCCTCGTCTTCATCCTCGTCTTCCTCTTCCTCGTCGAGTTCGTCATCATCCTCGTCGAGTTCATCCTCGTCATCGAGGACCACATCCTCGCCCTCGTCACCCTCGCTGTCGTCCAGATCCTCTTCGGGATCAGGCGTCTTGTCTGCGCTGTCACTCATTGGGCTCTTCCTTATTGAGAAGGATACGTTCCAAGAAGCCCATCATCCTACTGTAGTCGTAGGTAGTGGACATCGTTGGGTCTTGCTGAATCGCCAGATTGTAGATCACCATGTCCAGTGAGCGCGCGATGTCGAAGCAGTCTTTCACCCTGGTACGGATGAGAGCATTGCGCGCCCGACGGAAGATGGTCAGCACCTCCTCGGGGGATACGTCAGTGGTGAATGGTGTGATCTGTGTGATGATGACTTCGTCGCCATCCTCTTCGTCGAGCAACCCCTCGCACTCCGTCTGGAGGCGATCCATCGTGAGGGTGGCCTCGATCTCGTCCTCGACGTTCAAGACGACCCTCACGGTACCGATGAACTGCTGCAGCTCATGTGGCACAAGATGGCCCCTCGAAGGTGAGCTTCTTCTTCGCGACGCCAGTGTAGTCGATCTTCTTCAGGACGTCCATCAGCGTCGATGATTCCGCGAGATGCTTCGTCGCCACCTTGATGGTACTGCTTGTGTCCGGCAGCTCCGGGATCGAATTCTCTCGACGGTACTCGTCCAGGAGATCGTGGATCAACTGAGCAAGTTGCTGCTTCGAAATCATCGAGGACATACGATCGAAGGTGTGCCACACGATCCTGACGGGCACGAGGTTCAGTCGCCCGTCTGCATTTACGAGACCGAGGATGCGAGCCACATCGTTCTCGCCATGCAACTCATGCTCCGGGGCGAGGGCCTGCGCGAAGAAGCAGTGCGACCAAGTCGAGCTGCCATTCGTGAAAGCCTTCAGCCCCTTCTCTGTCCTCTCCTCGCCGAGCAAGCCCACGACCCGCTTGACCTGCTCGCGAATTCCGGAGTAGAAGATTTGAGAGATGTCCGCCATCGTCACTCCTTGACGTATGCTACTACGTCGGATTCCTTCACGAAAAGGTAGGTGTTCCCGTCCGTCCAGTCGATTTCCGAGCCAGCGTACTTCTGGAACAAGATGCGATCACCAACCTTGGTAACCAGCTGGTCCCAGTAGCCCTCGGTCTCAGTCGCGCCGACGACCCACTGGCCAGGTCCCTTCGCGAGCACCATGCCGACTTGAGGAGCATCCTTCGCAGTGTCGGGGACGTAGAGCATTCCCGATGAGGTCTTGTCTCGGGCGCCTTCCATCTTCACGACGAGCCAGGTGCCGGCCGGATTGAAGGGGAATGGCTTCTTGGCGGAAGGCCTCTTGGCGGCAGGCTCCTCGCCGTACTCTTGCACCATCTTGTGGATGTCGTCGCTCATGCTTCCCTCAGTTCGTAGTCCCAGGTTTCGCGGATGAAGTCGTTCTCGAGCCGCTTCTCCCTCTCCGCCTGATGCTCCAGCACGTGTACGTCGAGGAACTCGCACCGCCCGTAGAGGGTGCAAGCCATCGTCCGCATAGGCCAGAACTCATGATGCTCATGGAAGCGGATCTCCGCGCAAGTCGACTGGACATTCTTCTTCCATTCAAGCAGCGCGGTCTCAGAGCGAGACGTAATCTCCCGCTCGAACTTAGTGGCCGACGCCTTGTAGACGCCGATTGCGTTCACTAGAGCGCCGACCACTTTCTTGCCCGACAGTTTGCCTGCCGCCCAGATGTAACCGCACACCTGATTGTTCGGCTTGAATTGATTGAAGTACGTCGAGCCAAGGACCGATGTCGACTTGTGCTCGAGGATGTAGACCTGACCGCTGAACTCGATGAGTCCGTCGAAGATGCCACCGTACTCGATGGGCTCGAGAGGTGCGCCACACTGAGGACACACTGTTGCGGTGAAGTCCCGAACCATGTAGCCGCAACCCGGATGCTCCTCTCCGAAGACATCTACCCACCGCCCACAGAATGGGACTCGAAGCCCGTCCATCTCGATGGTGAAAGGGACTTCGATCATAGGATTGCCGTCGACGAGGCCCACCACTTGGAAGCTCTCGGCCGGATACATCTTCGAGTACTCGATCATGGTAGTGATGCACTTCTCCTTCGTGCGCCAGTCATCGACGGGGACATCTTCATTCCATCCCCCAGCGATGGCAAGCAGCGCCTGACCGAGATCGTGCGTCTTATACCAGTGCGCCATGCCACTATGAAGTGCGCCGCCGAAGCCTAGCGCGGCCGATTTGCCCCTCGACGTCCAGTTCTGCCTGATGCGAAGATCGTACTTCGCTGGGCATGTCTGATGCATCGTGAGCGCGAAGTTGTCGATCTTCACGGTACGGAGACTCCTCCAGGTTGAGTGCTTGCCTGAGTGCTTGGATTGTGAAGCGGCGCCTGTCCCCCCTCGTTGACCCCACCTTGGCCACGAAGGCGTCCATCAGATCCTTGGGGACCTTGCACGCCCACAGTACTTGACGGGCCATTGTCCTTCTCGGGAATAGGAATGGAGCGATACTTGAGCCATGAAACGCAGAAAGCGTCCAAGAGCCTATCGCGCTCCAGGACGAGTAACTGAGCATCAATTGTGAGGATGGCTCGCCGCTGGGCGTGGACCTCAGGCGTCATGCCAGGAGGTAGCGGCTTGTTCGCGAGTCGATACGTCTGCGCGGCTGCGCGATGCAGCTCGTACGCATCGTGGAAGAGAACAGGATTGACCTGTCCAGGGTATAGATCGTCTGGCATTCGCTCAATTAGGCCTAGGGCCTAGCAGCAATGTTGACTGAATTGTACCCCCCAATATACCACTCCTAGGGGGAGTTGGCAATACCGCGGCGGCTACACGCGTTTCAGAGCTTCATATCTCGATAGGAAGATCTCCTGTGCAAGGGTGGGAGCGATTGGGCGGAGCTTGACTGGCAGCTCCACACCGTAGGAAGGGATCGACGGATCACGCTTCCTCCATATCTGCTTGAACTCGGTCTCGAGCATGTCGTGATCGAGGACCTTGATGACCGTAGGGCACGGCCAAGCGAAGGCGAACTTCGTGGAGATCTTCACCATGAGATCATCTTCGAGCGCCTTGTAAGGGACGCCAAGCATCTCTTTCAAGTGCTTCGAGACATCCCCAAGGTAGGCCTCACTCGCATCGTGCATGAGAGCCTCGAGCCGGACGCTTTCCGGGGCATAGTAGGACATCTCAATGCAGTGCTGGGCCACGCTATAGAACACTGGGATCTGGCCAGTGAAGCGGCAGATGTTGCTCAGTCCATGAGCGATGTCCTCGATCTCAATCTCGTCGAGAGTGCAGCTGATAACGTCGAACTTCTTGCCCGACGAAACTTGGATGAAGGTCATCGTAGTGGTAGAAGGTGGGGCAGACTTTTCCCGGTCTGCCAGCGGGGGACATGGAACAGACTATATCCGGTCTGTCAGCGGGGGTGAAGATGGGTAGTGGAAGGCTGTCGTTAGGTGCGTTATCGGGATCAGCGGCGCAGCTCAAAGACTACGCTCTCAACCCTGAGCCTTGGTAGGCTTAATTAGGGGCCGTCCTCCTGCTGCAAACCGTTTCAACTAACCAACCACTACCCGAGTTATTCAAACATGAATACCTATGATGGCTAGGGCTGACAGATTCGAATTGCTTCGCCATGCCCCGACTAGGCAACAAGTCCCGTCGCTGCGGGGGTCTCGCAACTGCCCTAGCCATCCAACTTGATGGTGATGTTAGCGTATACACACAAGGTGTATGAATACCCTTTCGGGTCTAGTGAGTTAGTCAGCCTCACCGTATACGGAACCCTGACCGGCTTTTCGCAGTGGATCGCAGTAGCCACCGCAGTAGCATCCCACGTCTTCAGCCTCGCTTATTAGGCTTTGGCTCCTCTGCCCGTCAACACGCTAACACCACCAATTCAAGGGGATGACTCTCGGAACTCCACTCCGAGTGAAGGAGGCCTTGCGGCTTACCAGTCATCCCCAATGAGAAGGTCAGGGAATCGAACCCCGACCTCCACAACCAAACACTTCCCTCGGCGCCAGCCGAAGTTACGCGACCAGTGCCTCGAGATCCGCCTGCGAGAGTTCGCCGGAGGCGATCTTCGCCAGGAGCTTCTCGACCGTCTCTCCACCGCCGACCTTCTCGGTCGCGGTCTTGGCCAGGCGCGCCGCACGGCTTGCGGGCGTCGAAGCGCCAACCACGCGCTTGCCGGGACGGAACTGGACCATCGCCGTAGCGATCTCTTCATCGCCCTTGGCGGCGATCTTGTAGCGACGAGCGATGTTCTGGAAGCTCACGCGGAGCGAAGTGCCATCCATCACATCGCAGATGGCCTCGTCGCCGTAGAAGACGCGGGCCTTGTCGAGTGAATCCCAGACCAAGATCGGCACGTTGCCGAGCGAGGACTGGCCCTTCGCGGTCTTGACCTCCTCGTAGTCGAAGTGAGCGCCGTCGGGCGCAGCAGTTGCAAGTTCGGGCATAGGGTGTGACTCCTGTGGATGTGGCGCACAATGCGCGATGACTCACTGAACCACCAATTTAACATACCTTGGGGAAGTTGGCAATGGTTTCTTAATCCCCTCGGAAGATTCAGCCCTTCGGATAGGGCTTGAGTTGCTCGCGCCAACCCTCTGCCGGGACCGACCAGCCCTGCGAGATACGGAACTCGTCGACCAACTCAGCGACGATAGCAGCATTGTGTGTGCTGCCAATGGTCACCGGCTTATTGCGAGTCGTGAGCCACGCTGCGAATGCGAGGGTGGCGGCCGTAGGGCCAGGCTCGGCCGGTGGCACATTGAGTGACCCCTCGGCGTCGCCAGTGGCCACCTTGTCGTACCAGCGCTCTCTCGAGTTGATCGCCTTGTTCAGTGCACCGAGCACGTCGACGAGGAACTCCGCGATGACGAAGTCGGGAGTGTTCGAGACGTTCTCCACGCTAGCCGCGTTGACCGCGCTCCTGATTCGGCTGAGCAGGTCTTGATTGTCGCTCACTTTACCCCCTGTGCGATTTGAATGAGGGTCTCCACAGCCTGGAAGACCTTAGGTGCGTCATCTCCAGTTGGAGGCAAGGTCATGACGCCGATCACTTTGTACTTCTTGAGGACGTCGTTCGCTTGGAGCATCGCCTCTTCAAGCTCTGTGGCACGCATAGCACGACGCTCGATCTGACGGTACATCTCCTCAGGCACCTTCACGTAGGGGTCGGGAAGTATCCGTCCCATGTCTGTCATAGCCACCTCTGTATCCTCAACACCGGAGTGTTAGGATCCATGTGCTTGATTATGTTTCTGATCTTCTGCCTGTGCCCTTGCCATCCCAGCAGATATGAACAGATGCCCGTCACCAGGCAAGCTCCCACCCCCCACGCTAGTGGCATCAATCCTCTTCATGTAGGCTCGGAGGGAGTCCACAGAGCCGTGTGAAAGTGCTGTCCGGACTTCCATGAACAACTCTCCGTAGGCCTGACCGAGTTGCTCCATGTTCCTGACAATGGTCGCAGGTTCTTTGCCGTACTTCATCGACTCGGGGATGAGCCTCCGAGCGATGGTCACGCTGTCGTTCTTGTCAGTCACGAGCTGACCACACACTGTGCCACGAATGTAGACGTGGACCACATCGTGAGTGTCTTTCCTCAGATCGACGAGGACCTTAGTCACATCGTCGCTGGTCTCTGCGATCCGATTGAAGCTGTCCTTCAGTAGCTTCTCTCGGATCTCGATAGGGCGATCAGGGTTCATGCTACATGCTCCGCTAGACAGACGCGATCGAGAGGGTGAATGTCGTCGAGGGCATAGTATGAGAATGCCCACTTGCGACCATAGAGCTTGAACATCTCCTGCTCGGCTTCAAACTTCGTGTCAGCCCTGATCTTCACGTAGCCGCCGAGTAAATGCTTCCGCTCAGGAAAGTGCTGAACGAGTTGGCTCCTGCTCATGGTGAAGAAGTATTCACGCATAGGTATTCACGTTTGAATGTCTTTTCAACTGATGTGAGCGTAACGGCGAAACTCTGGCCCCGTTGTGCCCTCCTTGATGATCTTGTAGAATATCTGAGTTGTGGGATTGAATAAGACTCGCGCCGAGTACCCGACGTCACAGTACTTGTAGTATGCTGTGCTAGTGTACTCAGATACCACAATGCACTCGTGCTCAGGGATGACCAGCTCTTTGGGAAGGCCGATCCATGAGAGGTCCCTCAAAAGGACTCCTTGCCCTGACGCTGGCCACATGAGGCGTCCCATAGATCAATCTCCCCACCGTTGCAGTCCTTGCACCACAGCAGTTCACCCTCACCGACCTTCTCGATGTTCTTGTGACTGTCCCGATTGCGCTGGCGCTGCTGACGAATGATCTCGTTGACCGCATCTACCAGCTCGTTGATCTTCGCGCAGATGATGGACGGGTCATCTCTGCTGATGTACTCGATCACCAAGACCTCCTCTTGGAAATGATCCGCTCGACGTCAGCCATGACTTCCGGCTGCGCCTTGAAGAGGTCCTGAACGATCCCCGCTTTTTTATCGTTCTGGAGAGTGGGCGAATTCACTATCGTGGAGATCTGCTTCATCACTCGAGCCATCCGCCTGACATGGCGCTTGAGCTCCTCGACGTCGGTGTACTCTTCCCCGTACTGGATGCGGAGAAGTTTCCGAAGCAGGGCTTGCTTGCGTCTGTCGAAATAGGCGTCAATCGCCGGCCACTCATCCGGATGCTCGGCGCCCCTGAAGGCGTGATCACGAGCAGCTCGTTCGAAATCGCTTACGACTGATCGGAGTCCGGGAGAGAGTTGGCTGGTGGAGACTCGCTTGAGCCAATACTGTCGTCCTCCTCTCCCATCGCGGAGGGGTCGAGGTCCGTTTTCGATCTGCTCTGCGAGATGCTTACGGACTCGGGGATGTCCAGGCTCGTGTGGGTCAGCAGCCATAATGCGGCCTCCTTTGGGGTGAAATCAGTGATTGTTCCAATGCTCTCGAAGAACTTCACTTTGTACTCCGAGAGAGCTTCGAGTGAGAGGGCCATGCCACTCATGCGGCCAGCCTTCCTCTCCTCGAGAGGGAGAAGCTTGTCCACCTGCACCATAACGGACTGCTTCGTCACTCCCTTGTCCCGCGCGAGCTGGGCGAACGTAGCACCGAGGAGCCATGCTGTGGCAAGCCAGAGCCTATTGTCATGGTGCTTGTCCTTGACTGTCACCAGCTTCCGCGCCGTGACGACTTCTTCATGTGTAAGGTTGAACGACTTGAGGTATTGCTCAGCCTCACCCTTGTTCATCTTCCGAACCTTCATGAGGTCATCGACGCTCATCTTGTCAAGGATAGTCATGGCCCACGGCTCGCTGCTGCGATCATCGTGAAGAGCTGATCCTTCGTGAAAGCAATAGTGCCATTGCAGTCCTCATACTTCATCCCACATCCACAGCGGAGGTCACGCCACTCAAGAGGACACTGGCGCTCCTCTTCCTGAGCCGGAGCCTCGATGGGCTTCACCTCCTCTTCGATGCTAGGTGGAGCCGGGAGCTGGCTGGGAACCTCGAGACGCTTCATCGGCGCGCCTCCGAAAGGATCGCCAGCTTTTCGTTCCTTCCTATCCATCACGAGCCTCCTACAGTTGATGGTTCAGCGCGTGAGCAACGATCGCCTCTTGAACATCATTGGCTGTGATGCCCGAGGGGACGGCAACTCCACTTGCAAGATCACGAGTGATTGCTCGTGCGGTCATCTTGTCGACCAGTGCAGCGACCAACGCACCGCTCCGATCATTCCAGAGAGGTGAACGACTGAGCAGCTCCGCCGCGAGATGGATTGCCCCACCTTCGTGCGGACGCTTGTTCATGTACAGCGCGAACAACGAGCGGACATCAGCGAGCTCTGGTCTCTTGATCTCGATGCGAGAATCGACTCGTCCCTCACGGACAATGGCCTCATCGAGATCATGAGGACGATTGGTCGCGAGGATGACGAGCGGCTGATCGCGAGCATCGAGGCCATCCATCTCTGTCAAGAATGCCGGGACACTGATGTCACTGTGAAGATGCCGTCCGCGGCGTCCGAGACACGAGTCCGCCTCGTCTATGAACACCACAGCACGATCGCCGGTGTCTCGCTGATGCTTCCGAGCAGCTGCGAAGAGCTCTCGGATGAGGCGCTCTGTCTCTCCCACGAAGGGATTCATCAACTCGGGTCCACGCACGCTGAAGAATCCACCCTCGTGATCGTCGGCGAGGAGCGTGGCCGTCACCTTGGCGACCAACGTCTTGCCACATCCCGGAGGGCCCCAGAACAATACGCCTTTGGCCTCACGCTGGCCATACGCCTTGAGGATCAAGGCATGCTTCTTCGGCCACACGACAGCCTGCTCGATAGCGTCGCGTACGTCCTCATGGACGATGATGTCTTCCCATGTCACGCGCTCGATCTGAGCCTTGGCCGTCGGAGCTGGCGGCGGTGGCAGCACATCGAGGATGCAGGTGTTCGTCTGATCAATGACCACTCGATCACCCTCTTTGAGTGGTATCTCATTGATATTCCAGATGACGGCACTCTCGCCGCCAAGGGAGACTTCCACCTTCGTGGGACCGAGTGACTGCTTGACATGCACCACCTTGCCCATCGAAGGGAGTGGATCAATCTCTGCGACGATCCCGCTCCCAACAATCACGAGGACGTAACTCCCTTCGCTGAGGTCATTCCAGAGGGCCCGATCCATCACTGGCAATCTCACGAGGCTGCCGTTCGAGATGACATCGACCGAAGGTGCCATCCCTTCCCTCATTGCCTCGTGAGTAGCCACCACGATGCCAGGGATAGCAGGCTGCGCGGAGACCTGCTTGATGAACTCGTCTTGCTCCTTGAGCTTCTCGATTGCGGCTTGAAGACGTTCCTCGAGAGCGTCGTACTTCGCCCTCGTGACCACGGATGCAGCGGTCGGAGGGAAGGAGATGCTCTGTCTGAAGAACGCGTCGGACGGGTCAGGCATGGCTCACCATCTTTCGGAGAAGAATCGCTCCGATTGGACAGGGGTGAAGAGGATCGGACTGGCACTTCGCACACGTGAGGAGGTGCGCGGCGAAGGGAGTGGGCGGCACGCTCTCGCTGATCGTATCCATCTCATACTCAGCGTCGGCATCACTGCGCTCGATTGTAGTGCTGACCGGCACTTGCTCGAGCACCTGTGAGAGATCCGAGGCCTTTACTTCCGGCTCAGCATCGACGTACTCAGCGTTCACGTGCGTGAGGTCGTCGATCTCATCCTTGGCTCTCTGGAGCTTCCCATACATGATCTTGTACTCAGCCTCGAGCCGGTTGACCTGTGCCCAGAGGCGAATGTAGTCAGCCTGCGGCTGGATGACGACCTTGCGACTGGGATCTTGATTCATCACAGTCTTAACACCCATGAGGATGTTAGCCGCTGTGGTTGCTGTCGTGATGAGACGACATCTCTTGCTGCTCGGAACGGGCAGGTCAGCGATCTCTCTCGCCTTCGCGAGACCTCTGCGAGCCTGATCCTCCATCTCGAGTCTCTCCTTGTCATCATCAGGAGTGCCATCGAAGGCGACGTCTATGGCCGCCTCGAGGGCTTCGAGTTGTGCGGGTGTGAACAAGTGTGGCCCTAGTTGAGGTTATGGTCAGCGTTCTTGAATGAGTGGATCTGACTGGCTTCTCCACTCTCTCCTGCCCACTCGACCTTTATAGTGACCGAATGAGGCGCTATGCCCACGATCTTGGTAAGCGTCTCTCCAACCACAGAGATTGTTGCTTCGATGAGTGAAGATGCTGCCGAGTTCGCGATGGTCTCGGTAGTCGTCACCACACCAGGCTCTTTATTCTTGATCGACATGATGAGCACGATCATGGCTTCTCCTCATCTGGAGTGAAAGACACCATCGTGCAGCGGACCTCTTCGTAATGCCGAAGGAACGCAAGAGGCGGCCACGTCTGCGACCCATTGCGCTCTCGCCAAGCCCTCACCGCCATGCGCTGGAGTCCCTCGCGCACAGCGGCTTCGATCTCAGCCTCGGTGTGAATGGTCCTGTCGAACTTCACGGTTACGAGGAAGTTCTGGCTCATTCGCTACACGCGTACGACTTGGGGCACGATGAGCGACCAGCACACACAGAGGGACTGTAGCAGAATGGTGGACACGTACTCGTCGTGCCGAGGCGAGGATCTGCCGGATATGGCAGTGAGCTAATCACCGTGGTCTCCACGCCAGGCTTGACCTCGGCAGCCTTCTTCTTCACTGCGTCAGTGCACGCAGTAAAGTACGCCTTCCATATCTCTCGAAGTTCGATCATGCTGGCGCCAGTCGAAGGAGGCGAAGCGGGCCGCTCCCCATTGACCAACTCAATGCACCCAGCGGTGCCGTCATTGAACTGCACCCAGTACGTCACTTCACTGCTCCAGTTAAGAGTTCAGCCGCTTCCTTACGGCAAGGTGGGCACAAGAATGTGCGCGCGATCTGTCGACCAGTGCGAGACTGGAGTTCGATGTCTCTCACACCTTCTTTCGTCTTCCCACAGCCTTCACAGAACTCAGTGAACGCCGGCGAGTGGTCGACGAGTTTCAGGTTGGTTGCCACTCTGGTATCTCCGGGGCCTTAGCCCACTCGAGGAATGTCCCACGCTTGCAATCACACGAGGCCGCACCATATGCACCTGTGATGGGATCGCAAGTGTCGATGACAAGCCAACATTGCTCACAGAGCCACGCTGGCTTGATGTAACTCGAATAGGCTGGATCGAAGGGCTTGATGAACCCAGGGACCAGCCTATCCACTTGCTCCGAACACCCTTTGCATACCCTAGGCATTCAGATCCTCCGACGGCATCTCGTGAATGTGAAAGCGAAACTTGCCATCTGCGTTCAGATCCATCTCGGCTTTGAGCAACCGAGTCATCACCTGAGTGACGAATTGCTGTGCCGTCATCTTACGATCGGAAGTGAAACACTCCAACCGGAAGATGATTGTGTGAGCGGGATTGATCTCACACATCCGGATGCTCCACAGCGATCTCCACTGGCGCGGATGCCAGGAGACGCGCGGTGACAGTGGCCTGATCCATGAGGTCCGCCACTCGATTGTCATAGCACTGGATCGTCCAGAGTTTCGTCGGCGAGGCATCCCATCGCATAGCGCGATCGCGGCACACCTTCGTATCCGCTATCACCGCGCTGATGTCGAGGAGTTGCTTCCTCAGATCCTTCGCGCTCATCACACGCTTGCCTGGCTCTGGCTTCAGCGTGGTCGGGGTGAAGGTGGAGAAGGTATTCATATTTGAATCGCTCCCACATGCTTGGCGAGGCCCGGAAGGCACTTCGCGATGATCTGGCGTTGAATCAAGGGACGTTCCTTGAATAGGATCCCAATGAGTTCGATCGCTTCATCCTCATGGAGGGTGATATCCTGAGGATCTCCCGTCCCGCCATCAGTGGACAACTCGATCCACGAGCCGTTGAGTTCGACAGAGAGTTCACCTTGCTCACTGCCGACTTGTGGAGAGTTGATGCGCCACTTATTTACTTTTGGCGTCATAGCGATCGTCATCCCAGTAGGCGAAGCCTCGGCACCGTGGGCAGATCCATGTCTGATCAGGCTTGCTCATCTGCCGATCGTATTCCTTCTCGCTCAGCCCCTGATGACCACAAGTGTCTTCACAGATGACACCATAAGGTGAATCAGGGTTAGCATCGGCCAGCGGCTGCACTCCCACGCTGACTGAGAAATCAGCGATGCGAATCTCGCTTGGCGGACTCATGTCCCAGTAGCCAGATGGAAACACGATGAGCACCTCATTGTTCAACTCGTGAGGCGCAGCGTAGACCGTGCTGCCATCTGGCATAGTGTTTTTGTGCTTGAAAGCATCCATTATCGGCAACTCCTGATGCTGATGTACACTACCACCTGAGCCACGACCCAGAATAGGAAGCAACCCAGCGCCCATTTCTTACTCACTTCACATGCCCCTTCAAACACTCGGCACTGCACGACTTGCACACATTGAAGTCACCCGACATAGTGTGCACCGTCATCAGTTCCGACTCATCGAACACTTCCCCATACTCATGATTGCGAGTACCACGACGGGGCCCTGGGACTTTCTCCCAGCGCCCCTCGAAGTGGTGTGCATGCTCGCATTGGCACACACCTGTCACAGCTTCGTCCCTCCGAATGCTTTGTACTGGTTGACCGCCTCATACATGGCCTTGTAGTAGCGATCATCAGCGGCCTTCCGCTCAGCATGGAGTGCCATGAGCTTGGCACTCACTGCTTTGGCCACTTCACCCTCTGGGAACACCGCGCCAGCGAATGTGAGGGTCATCGCAGCGGACTTGTCACTCACTCCGTCGCGGAAGACCTTCACATACATGCCATCATAGTACTTCCCGTCGCACTCGCCCACACCTGTGATAGCGCCGGTCTGCATGTCGAGGATGGCCACTCTCACCGAATCCTCCCGCCGTCGTCAAGAATCTGCATAGCAATCTCCAGTCCCGCGATGATTCCTTCGGCGCGGATGCGCTCAATTTCCTCTGCGACTAGCGTCGCATCATCCGCTGTTGCGAGCGCCCGATAGTAGTCCAGTGCACGCTGCACGGTATCCGTATCTGCCATCAGCAGCGGAACTCCATGTCCACGAGAGCGATCGTCGCTCCCATGAAGCCGATAGCCATGATCCCGAACCCTATCGAGGTCGGAATGAAGTTGGGATCAATCAAGACTATCACTCCTCCCGTCCAGATCGTGTACAGCGACATGGCCATGAGACCAATCATCGCCCAGAAGCGCGCACGCTTCATTGATCCTCTCGTCATCAGTCGACCCTCCAACCATCAGCGAGGACCGCCTCAGCGGTCGGATACTCGATCTTCGGCGTCTTGTCAGTGATCGGCGAGAATGCATCCGTGAGGAACAACGTGTACTCGTTTGGGCCAGTCGGGTAGAGCGTGGCGAGTTCCCTGTTCTGCTCGCCCCGCTTCATCGGCAGGCGTGGCCACAGCGGCCAGTTGATTGGCCTCTTGACGAATGCGAGCGCACGCTCATGTTCAGCCTTGCGCGCCCGCTCGACAGCGATCTCCTTCTTCACTTCCCCTCCTCGTGGATGTGGACGAGCGATGATGCCGGACAGTTGCACTCTTTCACGAGTTCTCCCTCAGCGGTGATGAACTCATTCTCCCAACCACCCTCCGTTGGCAGTCCGAATCCCTTCCGGAGGCCAAAGAAGAACAGTGTCCTCCCATGAATGTTCTTCGTTGACCACTTCAGTGTCGGATGGTCCTTGCATGTCAGCGCGATGTGCTTCCCGCGCGGACAGCACTTCACCAAGCGATCATCTGGCCAACTCGGTGACTGCTCCTCTTCAACCAGAGGTCCCGCCATCTCGAGCCTCATGCCATCCTCAGCATCGCGAGGTACATCCAGTGCCACACTTCCGTCTCCCGCGTGGCATCCTCTCGAGCGATGATCCACTGCGCGGCATAGCACTTCTTCGCCATGCTCATCCATCTCTTCCTGTCGTTCATCCTTCCTCCCATGTCCAGTGGGTACTTCCGTTGACCACTGTCAGCCCACGATGGCCGACATCACCAACTTAACACCGCTTGGGGAAGTTGTCAATGCCCGGTATTGACGTCTGACTGACGGTTGCCTGACTCCGACAGGCAGGCAGCAGGCAGTGACCAGAAAACTGACGCCCCCCATGCACGAGGTGTGAGGAGGTGGTTTATATACTATATATACTATATATATTTATAGATATACATATATGAATACCTGCTTACAAACACTCCCATTTATGTGAGTAAAAAAGGCTACTTACTGACATCTTCCCTGTTGCATGCACCCCGTCAGCTTATGCTCGTCTGCCTGCTGCCTGACCCGTAACCCATTGCAGCGTAACGACTTACGAATCCTCGTTCCGACCGTACGGATCCTGCCAGCTGCCTGACCACTAGCCATCACCACTAGCCATCGCCACGAGTAGCCAACGCCACTAGCAAACATTCTTACTTCCCAAGCGCCATTGGCACTATGAACGCAAAAAAGGGCCCACGACTATCCGTCGTAGACCCTTTCATGCTCGCCCCCATGCGCCCTGCCAATTACTTCAGGCCTTCCGGATTCTGCTGTGCGGCCAACGTCTTTGCCACTTCCACCGGGACGTTAGCGTCCACGAGTGCCGCGAGGTACGCCTGCTGGAACTCCACGAGCGTCTGGCCAGTGAACTTCTCGCCATTCGGCAAGACGTAGACCAACTTCGTGACGACCGTAGTTCCGCCCAGCGGACGGTTTCTGATGCCACGCAGACGAGCGTCGATACGTGCTTGGATCTCCGAGGGCTTGAGCCCCTTCGCCAGACCCGAGCGGTTGACGTCCTGCGCCATCACTCGGATGGAAGTGCCGTCCAAGATCCCCAGCACGCAGGAGTCGCCGTACTCAGCGCGGAACTTCTCGAGGTCCGTCACTACCGGAATCTGTGCTTTCCCGATGACGACTTTGTCAGTCGCATGCGAGCCGTGTTGCTTTGACACGTCTTCCGTCATCCACGAGATGCCGCGGTCTGCCCAATTGATGCTGTCCATTGTTCTATCCCCATGTCCAAAGTGTGTGGTACGAAACTTGCGCGATTGGTGCTTCCCCACTTTGGCATGGGCGCATGGGTGCTTCGATTGTCAATAAGCGATCGCCACCTCCACGTTGTCGCAAGATACACGTTGTGCATCCGCTTCGCCACGTGGCGCTTTGATCCGTGCGGCGCTTTCGTCATCGCCGACACAATAATGGTACACCTTTCCGGCCGGGAAGTCAAATCGGGGGTGGGGGAGCCCCGAACCTCGCGACCGACCCCGCAAAGGTCAATCCTCACCAAAACTCACCAACTTAAAACATGTAAGGTATTCAATTTTGCATACCTTCCATTCACAGCGTGAGGTAGGAAAAAACTGTTGACAACTATGGACACGTGTATTATATTGTATCAGGGTGGCAGTGACCGGGGAGAAATGGGATCACCTTTCAGAACACTTCCAGAGTATAGCACTACGCACGATCAGTCGGACGCTGACCGAAATCGTGCGTACTATAGAGGGCTTCGAGATGAGAGCCAACTTCGTCCCAGGGCGAAGATGGCTCTTCGTTTATATGTGCATGGAGCAGTGCCTAGCCTCTCTGAAGCTGCGAGAGCTGTGGGACTGCATCCGGCATATCTCTCCAAAGTCCACAACACTCCGGCAGGGCAGCGGTTCATGGCATCGGCTCACGAGCTCATAAACAACACAGCGCTGAACACTAACCAGCTGATTGAGAAGCTCAGCCGGCGCGCGATAGAAGTCATTGGCACTACGATGGAGGATGGATCCTCCGAGGGGCTGAGGCTCAAGGCTGCCATCGACCTCGCAGATCGAGGAGCGGAGACATCGAAGATCCATAAGCATCAAGTGGAGTCGTTCACCCTCGGCACTGATGACGCAAGGGCAATCGCCGAGTCGATGGTGCAGGCCGCTGCCCTCCGCGCAAAGCACGGCAACCTCGAGACGGAGAACTTCGATCGCGTCAATCTTGATGCTGTCGAAGAGGCTATCCCTGTCATTGTGCCCAACCCTCAACTGAAACTCGAGCCATGAGCCATCAGGCGCCGTTCACTCTCTCCATCCCGAACGCAGGGACGGATTCTCCCGCGCTCAGCACGTTGCTCAGCAAAGGCAATCTCCGCTCCACGCTTGGCAACTCGGAAGAGATCACCATCTTCGCACCCGCAGCGCTTACCGGTGTCTGCACCGCGCAGGTTCGCTCGCAATACGGCGTAGGTCCGTGGGTCACGCTTCAACAGAATGGAGCCGACGTGGCCATCGGTGCTGGCAAGGCTGCAAACATCTATGGCGCCGCAATCGAAGATCTTCGCATCCACTCCGCTGGCGCAGAGGCAGCACAGCGCGACTTCGTCGTCTCGTTCCAGATCGAGATGGACTAGGAGGTGGTTGTTGTTCGGCTCGACGTTCCCGTAGTATATACCCTCAGAGGAGAACAACCAGTGGCTGACGAGACGAAGAATCCAACAGCACCGACTCCCATGATGACGTCCACTCCGGCAACTCCGCCAGCAAATGCGACGCCACCCTCACCGCAGCGCAGTCCGCAAGCCAGCACTCAGCAGGCTCCGCAGACCACGCAGTCGCAGAGGGAGAGCGAAGCTGGTGCGGCAAGTGATGCTGCGCCCAGCTCGCCGATCAACACAGGGGAATCTCTCTCGGAGCGCATCGCTCGCATCAAGAGGGAAGAGGCTCAGCGTGAGACGACATCCTCGCCGACCACAGGTCTCGCGGAGTCCTCGAACAAGAGCACGACCGCCGCTTCCGCCACACGGAATGCTTCGGATCCTCAGCAGGCGGCCTCCACGCAGCACGTCAGAGCCGACGCGACAGTCGCCGCTGGCGCCACCACGCTTCGCGGCATCGGTCCTCGTGGCAACCCAGCGCCGAACACCGACACTGCCACGGCGAGTCAGCAACTCGCGGATCAGGGCACTGGCCGCGTGACCGACGGCTCGAAGACGGGCGAGAGGGCAAGGGCCACATCGACCTCGATCGTTCCCGAAAGCAACGACGTCATGCTCGGCGATCAGTCGACTCGCAAGGACGGCCCGAAGGACACAGCTGGCGCGCTGCCGACTGTCCGCCTCGACGACCTCAAGGAAGATGGCTCGGAGTCTCCTCACGATGCCACCTCGGAGGGTGGTAGCCGGCAGGCTCTGGCTCACCAGCAACTTCGCGACGCGGCGAAGGTGAACACCGAGGAAGACGAGACGGAGCCTGCCTTCAAGGCGGAAGCGAAGGCTCGGACGATATAGTCCGATGCTCATTAGCATTGTGATCATGCTGGTGGTCCTGCTGCTCGTGCTATGGATCATCAGCATCATCCCGCTGCCACCGACAGCACCCCCGGCTATCAGGACGATCCTCTACATCCTTGTAGTCCTCGTTGCTATCGTTTGGCTCTGGCAGTTCTTGCCCTCGCGATAGCCAGGCGGCATGGCTCAGGATATTCCGTTCCTTGACCCAAGCATTGAGCGACTAGACTCTGACCTCCGAGAAGATCTAGCAGAGACTGGTCGCTCATCGCTGTTCTGGTTCAATCGAGCGGTGATGGGTTATAGGGACCTGACGGAAGATTGTCACGGTCCGCTGTGTGAGTTTGCTGATCGCAACCAGCGTCAGTTCAAACTCATGTTAATGCCTCGCGATCACCTGAAGACGAGTTGCATCACTATCGGCGGCACGGTGCAGAGGCAGTGCCGCAATGCTGAACACCGACAGCTTCTGAGGAATGAGACGGCTACGAATGCCGAGCACTTCCTCGGTTCGATCAAGCAACACGCTGAAAAGAACAGAGTCTTCCGAGCGCTGTACAGCGATCTCATTCCGAAGGACACGAGGAAGGTCGCTTGGAATAACACGGAGTTAGTGTTCAATCGTCAGGGCAATTATCCCGAGCCCTCGATTGAAGCCATAGGTATGACGGGTAGTGCGACGTCTCGACACTACACCCATATCACCTATGACGATCCAATCTCGGAAGAAGCAGTGAAGTCTGAGAAGGTCATGAAGGAAACAGTGGCTCGCATGAGCACTTCCCTCGACCTTCTCGTAGAGCAGGAAAAGAATACGATCTGGTTAGTCGGAACTCGATGGGCACTGTGGGACGTCTACTCCGAGTGGATGGATACCTTCGGCGGTCGGCTAGGGAGATTCGTCCGCAGTGTCATCGAAGACGACAAGCTCATTTGGCCCGAACGCTTTACGATGGAAGGCATCGCCCTGAAGCGGGCCCTCCTCGGCGAGTATTTGTTCAGCTGCACTCAGATGAACAATCCTCGCAATGCGGAACTTCAGGATCTCAATGTAGACGACTTTCGCTTTTGGAGCTGGGACGGAGAGACGCATGTCATCCTCTTCGGTCGCAATGGAGAGGAACTTGACCGCTGGCGGCTCGACCAACTCGACATCACCACTACCGTTGATCTCGCAGCAGCCGAAAAGGTTGACTCGGATCGAAACGCAGTGGTCACCTGCGGGGTTAGCCCTAAAGGTCAGGCAATCGTACTCGATGCTTGGGGTAAGCGTTGCCCACCCCTCGACGTCATTAGACATATGTTCTGGGTCAAGCGTCGCTTTGGTCCCAGGGCTTTTGGCATTGAAGATGTTGGTTACCAGAAGTCGCTGAAGTGGATTGTTCGAGAACTCGCAGCCGGCAATGATACCTATCTCAACGTCGTACCTGTCAAGCCCGGTGGGAAGGGGAAGCCTCACATCAGAGGCGTCCAACCACTCATGGCCACAGGGCGTCTCTACATCCATCCATGTCAGCACATTCTCCGCAACGAGGCGGCGGACTATCCACTCGGCGAGCACGATGACGTCTTAGACGCACTCGCCCTCCAGCTCCAAATGTTCAACCACCTCATGTCACCAAAGAGGTGGGAGAAGTACAAGCAATCGGAGAGGAAGCTCCTTCGCATTCTCACAGGGAAGGCTCGCGACCCTGGCGTCTTAGTGGACCAGCATGGTCTCGCTATCACGCCCTCCATGAAGAACAAAGGCATCCTCGATGTGGAAGAGGAAGAGGATGTCCCACAAAGGTGGAGCGAGATGATTATCGGATGAAAGACAGCCTCCTTGATTGGTGGCCAGTAATAGCGTCAATCTCTGGATGGGTAGTTACGAGCGCCATCCAGTGGACGATGTTGAAGACTAGACTCAACGGACTCGGTGGACGAGTCAGAAAAGTTGAAGCTTCGTGTGAAGCTCAGGGTGCACAAATGGACAAGTTGGAAAGGGACCTTTCAGAATTCCGAGGTGAAGCCCGCTCAACCTCTGATCGTCTCTCGAGGGTGGAGAAGGGCATAGCTGATGTGGGAGACGCCGTGACGAACGGCAACCTTGCATTGGGATCACAGCTCAATGAACTCATGAGAGCCATCACGAAGTCGGATAAGGAGACTTCCAACCGCCTTGTGAGGATTGAGACTGTCCAGCAGATCGAGAAGAAAATCGGACCTATTCCAGTGGAGTGAGGATGAACTGGCTCACAAACGTGATGAAGGTGGTCGGCCCTCGGCTCATTGGCGCAGCCGCAGCGGGAGCGGCCGGCGTCATCTATGCCAAGACGAAGGGCGCCGTCACTGTCGATCCCACGCAGGTCGCTGAGATCGTCACTACGATGATCGGCACCTACGCCGTCGCCCATAGAACTGTCACCGCGATCAGTCCGAATCCAGGCGATGCAGCCACTGGCCGTGTGGCGGCTGGCGAGAATGCAGCAGCCAACAATCCGATGGCTGGCGATACCGTAGTCATCCCTCCCAAGTGAGCTGACCATGACCATCGCCTTCGTCAAAGCGAACGTTGCGCCTGGCAACTTCCACAAAGGTCGTAGGTGGGATGGGCCTGTGGATCAGATCACTATCCATGTCACCGAGGGTTCGAGGGAGTCGGTGATAGAGTGGTTCGACGATCCGAAGGCTGAAGTCTCGGCGCACTACATGGTCGCCAAGGATGGCTCGATCGTGCAGTTCGTTGACGAGGAGGATGAGGCCTTTCACAACGGGCGAGTGGACCACCCCACGGCGCCTCTCGTGCTGCAGCGCCCAGGGAAGAATCCCAACGGCTGGTCAATCGGCATAGAGCATGAAGGTGATGGGACGAGGGACCTCACGGACCTGCAGCGTAAAGCATCAATCGAGCTGATAAGGGGCATTTGTCAGCGGCACTCCATCCCTATCGACCGCACTCACATTGTAGGCCATCATGAGGTCTACTCGCTCAAGAGATGTCCCGGCGAGATCGACGTTGATCTCCTTGTGGACCAGTGTGCGCTTGATAGCCATCCTGGTTCTCCTGACATCCCTATTCCTCGCATTGTGTGGAGTAACTTTCTCCGTGATTACCTCGTTGTCACCCGGAGGATCTCAGACGACGAGTGGTACTACGTCCAGATGAAGTTCCTCGTCAGAGAAGGTGTTCGCGCTGGAGCGCCGCTATCCCAGTTCCCGCTCGCCCAACCGAAGTAATTCATTTTTGAATATCTTCCATGGCTGACATTCAGTTCATAGGCGATCAGGGACAACTCGACAATCGGCCTGAAGAGGTCGACGTCGCTACTGGCATTCCCATTGGGGAGCGGCAGACGACGAGCGACGAGAACCCATTCCCTGATCCCATCATCGAGTTGACCAATGAGCAGCAGGAATCGCTCAGAGGCTTCTGCGATGAGTGGCTTCAATCTCTGAAATCATCCCAGCAAGATAAGGTCGACGAGTGGGCTGATCAGGAACTGATGTACCGCGCGAAGTCAATGGGCCCGCTGAACACTCCGTTCGTTGGCGCCTGCGGTGATGTGGTGCCTGTGATCGCGATGGCAGTCGACCCTATCCACGCGAGGCTGGACACTGGAATCTTCAAAGCTCGTCCGGTGTTCAAGCTCACAGGCCTGAAGAAGTCCATGCTCGACTACATCGACCCACTCGAGCAGTGGATTGAATACTACCAGAAGCATCGCCTCAAGTTCCGTGCCGTCTGCTCCCCGCGCATCCTCGAGATGACGAAGCACGGCACGATGGTCTTTAAGACGGTCTATGAGAGGGAGACCTACAAGACCAAGGGCTATAAGAAGGGCAAGAAGTGGGAGGTTGTCGATAAGGAGATCACCACCTTCGCTGGTCCGAAGATCTACGGCATCAGCATTCAGGACCTCCTCTTCCCTCCGGGCTATCAGCATCTCAACGACTGCCCGTTCGTAGCGGAACGCATCCGCACGACCTACGGCAACCTGCGTATTGCCGAGGCGAGTAACAAGATCAAGAACTGCGAGGCCCTCGAGAATCAAGAGGTCTCGACAAAGGATCAGCTTCGTGAAGAGCGGCAGATGTCCGCTAATCACCAAGACTCGGTGCGTACGACGAGTGATTACATCGAGGTCTGGGAGATTTGGTGTGACTACGTCATGGATAAGGTGACTGGTATCCCTGTCCGACTGGTCATCACTTACCACGAAGCCACTCGCACATTCCTCCAAGTCAGATACAACTGGTACTTCCATCAGCGGAAGCCATACACAATCATTCCCTATCAAGTCACGAATGATTCCCTATATGGCCTCGGCATCTGTGAGATGTCTGCGTTCTTCCAAGATGCGCAGACGAAGTGGCATCGGATGGCGACTGACAACGCCTACCTTGCCAACATCAGGATGTTCATTGCGAAGAGAGACTGTGGCATCGAGGAGGTGCCCAAGCTCTACACTGGCCGCACGTTCTTCGTCGACAACCCTCAGACCGACTTCGTTCCCTTCGCTGCCGCGGATGTCTATGCGTCGACCCTTCAGGAACGTCAGAACCTGTTTGGCCTTAATGAGAAAAGAACCGGCATCTCGGATTACCTCACAGGACGTGAGTCTCCGATCGTTGGGTCTAGGGCGACTGCCACATCCACGGTCGCTCTCATACAAGAGGGTACTCGCCGTGTCGAGGAGGTTCTCGAGAACGTGAGAGGTGGGTTCTCCGAGATGATGATGATGTGCATCTACATCTGGATTCAGTACGGTCTGGATGGGATAGATGACGTTGTCTTCGGAGACGACACCATCGGGCAGAAGGTCAAGGACTTCTTTGACAAGGTCACAGCGGATAACATCGTAGGCATGGTCGCGATTGACCTCGCCGCCACGGATGCTGCGAATAACAAGAGCGTCCAGCAGCAGGTGCAACTTGCGATCATCCAAGTGATGATGCAGTACCTTGATAAGCTCGTGCAAGCAGGACAACTCGCCCTGTCGGCTGCTGCGTCGCAGCCAGCGCTCACTGCGCTTATCGGAGACGTCATGGAGAGTGCTCGGAAGATGTTTACCGACCTCCTCACGCGTTACGATGTCAGGAACCCAGAGGAATACCTTCCCGATCTGGAGAAGTATCTCAATGCCGCTATTGCCACACAAGGTGGACAAGGACAAGGCGGAGGACCTCCTCCTGGCCCTGGAGGACCTCCGGGACCACAAGGGGTACCTCCTGTCCCAGCAGGTCCTCCAAACCCAACTGCAGCTTACGCAGCGCGCATTGGAGTCGGAGATCAATCTGCGCCGATTACGTCAGCTACAGGGTGAATCTCTTGGCCTAAAGAAGGCCATTCGCGTTCTCGACGACATCGAGAAGGAACTCAAGTCGGAGACCTAGCATAGTGCCGGGTGACAATGAAGGACTTAGCCCGTTAGGGCAAGCGATGACGATGGACGAGATCGGGGCATCTCTCGAGGGTGATGAGAAGCCTCCGGTAGATCTCACCACCGTCAAGGCGGAAGGCGACGCTGTCCCCGAAGCGTATCGGGGCAAGTCTGTCGACGAGATCATCAAGATGGCCGAGGGCGCAAGGACTCAGATGAACGAGTCTGTCCTGGCCGCGAAGGAGGCGAGGGAGTCCGCTCAGCGAGCAGCCGAGATGGCTGGTCGTGGCACTCCACCGCCGCCGGAAGAGAAGGTCAAGGAACTCACTCGCGAGGAGATCAAGGCGATCTACGACGAGGATCCGATGAAGGCCCTCGAGATCATGGAGACGCAACTCCTGACTCGAGTGACCAACCACGTCGAGTCGAGGATCGCTCCTCTCACGGATGGCACTGTCAATGCCGCGGAGAACTGGGCTCGTCAGGAATACGCTGATGAATTCGAGCTCTTCGGTGACAAGATCAAGGGGATGGTTGACTCCATTCCGAACAAGCAAGTGTTCAGCACGAAGAAAGGATGGGAAGATGCCGTCGCCTACATTCGTGGGCAGAAGGGCAATTTCGAGAAGTTCATCGAGCACAAGAACAACAAGAACAACTCGGAAGAGCTCGGCAACGCCAGAGAGCGTGAGCGTGCCAGTGCTGGCTTCTCCGGCCGCACTACTGTTGCAACAAGCACCCGTCGTGAAACCTCGTCCCGACAGGATGCTGACATGGGGGACGAGGAGCGCCAAATCGCGCAGCGATTTATCAACGACGGTACTTTCAAGGACATGAACGAGTACCGCAAGTGGCAGAAGATGGGAGGCTGAGATGGGCTTAGCAGAATTGCAAGCTCTCCGTCGGCAAGAGGAGAAGGAAGTCCCTGGGCTTCGGATTCGTACTCCGCGTCAGCGTATCCTCGATGCGAGTGAAGTTCAGGCCAAGCACCCTGATAAGCATGTCAGGTGGGTGAACATCAAGGATCCCGAGAAGGCGGAAGCTCGCAAGGAGGACGGCTACAAGCGGCTGACCTCTGAAGAGGGCGGTCGCCAGATCGGGGATCAGGCAGCCCTGTTCGCAATCCCGAAGGAACAGGCTGAGGAGATGCGGCTGGCGCATCGGGAAGAGAACGAGATGCGTCTCAACGCACACAAGGCGGAGATGCGCCGCGCTGCCGAGCAAGGTGCCAAGCAGCTTCGGGATCAGGCTGGTCTCGATGTCAGCGCCGAACGGCTGCTGATTGACGAGACCGAGAGATAGGAGGTCATGGCATGGCCAGTATGTTCCCCATGCAGACCGCTTACGGCCACGACAACTCGACAGTGGAGGAGTACACGCCTGGAGTAGGCGCGAGCGCCTTCGTTGTCGGGGACTTCGTGGTTTTCAGTGGGGGCACAGCGAACGTTGCTGGAGTTGACCCCGCTGCGATACTCGGATTTTCCGAGGTCCGAAGCGAGGATGCAAAGCTCCTGACGCCGAATGGCAAGGTCCCGGTGCGTCAGATCACTTCGATGCATGTCTTGCAGATGTGCAGCGATACCACTCCTGTCGAGGCAACTCACCTCGGTCAGCAGTACGGGATCACGAAGGACGGCACCACTGGCTACTGGAAAGTCGATGTGGCCAAGACTGGCGCAGCCGCTCGAGTGTACGTCGACCGCCTCGATATCGCCAAAGGCATCTGGTACGTCAAGGTGCTCAGGGCGAATATCGCCACCGCTCCATAACCGAGGACTGACTAATGACCATGTTCAGAGGTGGTTTCAGTCGGTTCTTGGCTCCTGGATTCCGTAAGATCGTCTTTACGGCTTTCACGAATAAGGAGCGTCCGGCTGAAGGTCCCAAGCTCGTGAATCAGAACACTGAGCGTTCACGTGCCTGGGTGGAAGACATCGAGGTCGCTGGCTTCGGCACTCTCCAGCCGAAGGTCGAAGGCGGCCCGATCACGTACCAGGACATTCCCACTGGTACACCGAAGCGGTACACCTGGACGACGTTCGCCCTCGGGTTCCGCATCACGCAGGAGATGATGGAAGACGACCTGTACGCGATCTTCGGCAACAAGATGTCGAAGGCTCTCGGCAAGTCGGCTCGGAACAACCAAGAAGTGGTGATGTTCTCTCCGTTCAACAACGCCTTCGACACCACAGTGAATGGCTTCCGAGCGGGTGAGGCACTCATCGGCAACCACGTCGGCTTGCGCGGCGCGACGCTGAGCAACGCTCCGGCGACTCCCACCGACCTGACACTTCCGGCTCTCCAGGCGGCGTTCGAGCACTTCCACAACCTGAAGGATGATTCGGGCATCGCTGCGATGTATCGCCCTGCGAAGCTCGTTCACTCGATCGGGGACTACTGGATCGCGAATCAGATCCTCAAGTCTCAGTTCCTTCCGGGCGGGAACCAGAACGACATCAACCAGATCGCGCGGGAAGGGATCACGCCGACGCTGGTGCACTACCTCACCGATCCAGATGCCTGGTTCGTGCTGGCCGACGACACAGACATCAACTACTTCAGCCGTCGTCCGTTCACTATGGCGAACATGGACGACTTCGAGACGGGAGATGCCAAGTTCAAGGGCTCTCTCCGTAACGGCGCCGGCTTCGGTGGCTGGAGAGGTGTGTACGGTTCGTCTGGCGTCTGAGCCGACGAAGACATTCAAATCTGAATACCTATGAAAACACGATTGGCTATGGTAGCCTGCTACGGTCCGCATGAGGGCCCGTGGCTTCGTGCTCGTGGGAACGAGACGGGTGTTAGAGTCACCTGTTTGGGAGATGGAGAGTACATAGTTATGCGCTACCAGAATGGCACCCCGGAAGTGTGCGAGACTGTACTGTATAACGAAGGTACTTTCCCTCTCCCAAAGGGATTCTCTCGTATTTCATTCAAGAAGCTGGGCGGCGTGAAGCCCACATCTGTGGAGCTTGTCGTCGGTTGAGCCGCTATCGCATAGGAGTGCACGAGTTCCGAGCGGATTTTCAGGGGGAAACCTCGGGGAATCTGTCCTTAACCAAGCGTCCGGATGCGATTGCTTTCGAGAATCACACAGCTTTCAGCCTTGGGCCAGTGGCAATTGGTGATGTGAGCCAGGACATCGTCAACTTCTCCTGGTACATCAGGGCAGATAACGCTGGAAAGGCAGTGTATATCGCTAGGCAGACCGACGATAACACTGGATGGCTCCCGGAGGTGGAGCTTTTCACCTTCATCGGAGTTGATATTGAGGAGATTGACCTCGCTTTTGAGCAGGCTGGTCGTCCTCTTGTGTGCGCAAGTCGCAAAACTGGGGCTGGCGGTGCGGAAGAGGTGTGGATCTACTGGTTCAGCCCTACTACTTCAGCTTTTGAGTTCGATTTCTTCGGAGAAGGGCGAACTCCTCGGTGTCTGATCGACAATCCGCTGGATATAACCGACTCAGACATCATGATCTTCTACATTAACGACACTATCGGTGGTGTTTGCTACAGACAGCAGAGAGATCGCTACGGAATTGAGTATCCGACGCCGTTCCTTCAGGGCGCGGAGGCTTCTCCTGGCGTATTCCTGCCGACATCCGATAGGTTGTACGTGGAAGATGTAATTCGTACGACTGACAATCGACTCTCGGTGTTATGCACTGCACACGAGGGCGGGAGATACAACTTCAGGACATTGGCATCTGCGATGTATCCATTCTTCCCACCGCAAGCTGAGATGGCTCAGCCTAATGCACTCTGGGAGGGTGGATCAATCGACTTCGCTCTGGTCATTATCAGCGATCCAAGCGATGCTCCGCCACTGTTCCCTGACGTATATGCGTACTGGAATGAGAGCCAGATAGGGGAACCTGCGGCCGTTCTGCAGTCGGGTGACCTGGTGATTCTCGTCTTTCCACCTATCGTCTATGATTCTGGCACGTTTCAAGAGGACAATCTCAAAGAACCCAACACGACTCTGCAGAGCGGCATACTCGCCTCCATAATCATCCTGTACGATGCTGGGACATTCCAAGAGGATAACATCAAGGAACCGAGTCAGACTCTTCAGAGCGGGTCACTTGTCACATACATCTTCGTATACGATAGCACCGTCACGCCATCGCCTGAAGATCTTATCAAAGAACCAAGTCCAACACTCCAATCAGGGTCGCTTGTATGATTAGGCCTGCATTCCAGATCATACGCGGTGGTAGGTCACGGGAGATCTTCATGCAAGCTCCTACAGTGGCCTTGGAAGGATGGTGCACCGCTGAGCTTATTCATGCTCGGACAGGGCTCATCAAACAGCGACTCCAGTTCCGCAACCTCATCATGGATGCGGCGCTGGATGTTCTTGGCACTGGTGGTGCGACCCACCTGAATGCATTCGCTCAGGGCTGGATTGGAGTAGGCACTGGATCGACAGCGCCCGCCGCGAATCAGACTGGCCTCGTCGCGGAGATAGGGACGCGGTCGAACTCAAACGGTGGCATCGCAGATGTGACCGGCTCAGGCGCGGCGTTCGCCTATTGGTACTACCGGATGACTCGCATCTTCCTCGAGGCGAACGCCAACGGGAACCTGACCGAGTTCGGCGTCTTCAATCTGTCCACGGCCAGCACGATGTTCGCGAGGCAGTTGTTCAAAGACGGCACCGGGACACCCACTACGATCGTGAAGACGAGTGCGGAGCAACTTCGTATCACCTACGAGGTTCGCATCTATCCTCCCACGGCGGATCAGGTAGGTGGTCCCATCTCGATCGGAGGGACGAACTACAACTACACATCTCGAGCGGCCAACATTGGCACTGCTACGGCGTGGGGTTCAGGTGGCGCCACCGGGATGCTGGTCAACTTCGGTAGCTCAAGTGGTGCGTACGCGAATGCTATGAACTCGACGGCCATAGGAACAACGTCACAAGCGGGCCCAACAGGGTCCACGGCGTCAGCGACGGCGGACACTATCACTATGACGTCCTATGTCGCAGGCTCGTTCTATCGTGAGTGGACGTACATTTGGAGTGCGGGGATCGCAAACTTCACTGGCGGATCAGGAGGTGTCTCTGGCTTTGCTTTCGCTCCACATGGGAGTGCAAACTCTCTCACACACCAGGCGCAGCTCAGTGCTGCAATCCCGAAAGACAACACGAAGCGTCTGACGTTGGTCTGGCGCTTCCCATTTGGGAGGTATCCGTAATGCCTTTGAAAAAAGGATCTTCCAACAAGACCGTCTCCCAGAACATCAAGGCCGAGATAGCGGCTGGCAAGCCTCAGAAGCAAGCGGTCGCCATCGCCTTGCGTCAAGCCGGCAAGTCGAAGGGCTCGTCTCACGGCGGCCAATCGAAGGGCGGCAGGAGCGGCAAGCGGTGAGTCTTCCTCCCTCAGGGTGGTTGCCAGCGGATATCCTCACGGAGATTACTACTCCGACCATTCCGCTTCCAACTCCGTTCACTGGTAATTACTCTGAGGGAGGATCCTCTGTAGACACCGTTGCTCCGGAAGAATGGAAAGAATTCAGTGCCATTGAGATTGGGGCTCACGACTCCTTCTCTGCAGGATTCGATAGCAACCACGCATCAACGCTGGTTGTCGTCCTCAGTCGCGATGAAGTCTTCGGCGCTATCTTAGTCGATTCGTTCAACCCTCCCGTGTTGTCGATGTTCTTTGAATTTGATGCTTACACGCAGCTCGCCTGCGTTGATGGTCTAGTAGCAACTGTTCCACTGTTCGGCAGTCCTCAGGAAGGCGAAGTCACTGATCCTGTCGAAATCGTTGGCACTCCCACAGTATACACGGAAGAGCCATGAACCTAAGCACCATGCGCGACGCGCTTCGGTCGAAGATCGGCACTCCGAATATACAGGATGTGCCCGACAGTACGCTGACGAGAATCTGCAATGCGGCGTACAGGGAAGTCGCATCGAAGTATCCCTTCACCGAAGTGCGTTGCATCAAGTCGTTCAACACCGCTGTGGGGACAGATCGCTACGACATCCCAGTAGATCTCGCAGTGTTGTATCGCCTCTGGGATGACACGAATAAGAAGAAGCTCCGGAAGCGTGGCGTTCGGTACCTTGCTACCCAGCCGAAGAATGTCCAACCTGGCAAGCCGGTGAGCTATGTGCGAGTGAGGGATTACATCCAACTCGTGCCCACGCCAGACGACATCTATGCTCTCATGATCTACTACCTGACCGAGATCGGGGACATGGTGCTAGATACTGACGAGCCAGTCCTCCCTCTGCCGTGGCACGATGGCTTGGTGCTCAAGGCACGGCATATCTACTACGACGAACGGGGAGACATCGGCAAGGCGATCTACTCCAAGAACGAGTGGAAGGATTGGGTGGCTGACAAGCCTTCGGAGATTGATCTCGAGAAGGATGACCTTGACGACACAGGCGTTGTCATCCCGACGCTCGGCGGTGAGCATTCTCACTCTCGAGGACTGTATGGGGACTATCGCCACTTCCCCACTCGCTTCGACTTCGAGGATCGGTAGATGCCGTTTGCGAATAGTCTCAATCCAGCAGAGCCAGCTGGCGGCGATCAGGCGAGGTTCCTCGATGATGCTATCAGAGACCTCACCAATGCCGTCAGAGAGCGCCTCGCAACGATAGTCGAGGATGTGGACGCTGATCCGATGGTCTTGAGCGTTAGTGCTCCCATCGCTGATGACTCTGTTACGAACGTGAAGATGGCTGACGCCAGCGTGGGGACAGCGGAGCTCATTGGCCTCAGTGTCACTGAGCCGAAGATGGCTGACAACGCTGTTAGCAATCGAGTGCTCATCTCTGACTCTGTTGACCAGCGGGTGCTCGGTCCACTGTCTGTTGGCACCCCAGAGCTCATCGACAGCAACGTAACGAATGTAAAGCTGGCCGATGATGCAGTTGATCAGCGTACTCTTGCTGACATCTCAGTGGGCACGCCCCAGTTGATTGACGCGTCAGTGACTGATCCGAAGTATGCTGATGCCAGCATCAACCAGCCAAAGATCAGCGTAGCTCTGCAGGCTCTCCTCACCACGATGGTTATGGCTCAGCGCCTCCTAACGCAGGCTGAGACCTCCGTCCTCGATGGCGTCTACATTGAGTACGATATCAACTGCGCAGGCGCGCAAGTCGGCAAGCCAGTGATGGTTCAGTGGTCGAACTCTGGCTATCCGAACCCTGTGGCCACCTTCGGTGGGTGGCAGCCTGGCGATGGGTTGCTACTCCGAGCGTGGTGCATCACGGCTGACAAGATCCGTATAAGGATCGTGAACCGTACTGGTGGCAACGTAGACATGGGCCCGACAGGAGCAACCGTCGTAGTGGCTCAGGTCAAGTACTTGGATAACCACTGATGGCTCGCTCGCTGAGACCCAATCCGAGGTTTGACGCGTCGCAGTTCCAGCCGACGGAGGACATGCTATACAAGCCTGTTCCCATCGGAGGATTCGGCGGCGAGGATCGCAAGTCTCCACTGACTAACCTCGATCCGACAGCTCTGTATCTCGTCGAGAACCTCATCATCAGGTTCGGTGCGTATGAGACACGCGATGGCACAGATGCAGTTGGCACAGTCTCGCCGTCGGACCTGTTATATGCTTGTGACGTCCATCTCGTCAATGGGAGTGCATATAATGTCAGATGGCGTGTCGATGGAGTCGATGTCCTCTCGGCAGGAGTCTGGGTCCCAGCCACGGGTGACGCCTTCGCAGGATCAAAGACATGGCCCTTCGCGATCACAGGCTGGAATGACAGGATCCTTTTCAGCGCTGGTATCGGTAGGATGTATGAACTCACCTTCAGTCCCGGATTCAGCATCAGGCAAATCCCTGACTCACCAGGAAAGATCATCCATCTAGCGACTTTCAACGGTCGAGTGATGGCGTCGATCTACGGCACTCGGGTGCAGTGGAGCGTGAAGTTCGACCACACTGATTGGTCCGGTGAGGGATCGGGATTCGAAGATCTGCAATCATCCGCTGGTGGCAAGCCGGATCAGCAGACAGCGATCATCCCTGTCTCCGACGAGTTGGCATACTGTGTCCGCACTGCGAGTGTGTGGCAGGTGGGGAATACAGGGTCGTTCGACGCACCCTTCTCATTCACGAGATCCTGGACCCATGTGGGCTCTCGACTGCCACAGACCTGCGTGTCGAACGAGAGAGGCTTCACCTGCGTAGGCGAGGGTGGTCAGATTTGGTCAGTGTCTCCCGAGGGAATCGAAGACATTGGCATGCGGATAGCCGATGACATCGACCTCGATATCCCCCTGGAGGAACAGATGTCAGCTGCGTATGATGCCAAGTTTGCTGAATACCGGCTCTCTATTCCTTCAGGGGCCATTGACTCAGGTTTGGTGTTGAGGTATTCATTTTTGAATAAGGCATGGACTCGCGACATCTATCCATTCCCTATCAAGTCGATTGCCTACACACTGATCGTCACTGGCATGAGCACCGATGAGCTCGTAGGCACGACGGACGCCCTTGTCGGTGCCACTGATGATCTCGGAGTGCCGAAGAAGAACAAGGGCTTCATGTACGCTATGAAAGACGCGGCTCGATGGGTGGTGAGAGATGAACCCTTGATGACTAACACCGCAACGAAGGATATCAACTTCGACGGCACTCGGATTGCTTCAGGCTTCCGGGTGGAGTCAGGGGACATCCGCATTACTGATCCCACGAAGCGAATTGAAGTGGGACAGCTCATCCTCCTGTACGAAGCGGATCTCGCAATGACCTTCGTATTCGAGAACTGCTCTGACTCCCTTACGTGGGAGCTTATTAGCATCGCCGATGGGCCGCTGACTGGAAGGCGAACCAACCCGTTGAGCGTCGATCGCTCGTTTGAGAGGGATCACGTTCAACTAGCCATATCCACAGACGTCGCCACTCGGTGTAGGATAGTTGCCCTCCAAGCGATGGTGCGTGAAGGGGCTCGCATCGTGGATGCTCACTGATGCCGATTCCGCGCTTAACGATCACACAGCTCACTGAGAAGGCGCCTGCCACTCTCCGTGTGGCTATTGAACAGATCGTAGAGCGCGTCAATGCACTTATCGTAGAAGCGAATCAAGGAGGTCTCGGTGTCACTGGTCCACAAGGTCCGCAGGGCAACCCAGGTCCTATTGGTGTTCCTGGGCCTGAAGGACCGCAAGGACTTCCGGGCACGACAGGTCCAGCGGGCGCAGCTGGAGCACCTGGCACTGCTGGTAAGAATGGACTGTCAATCCCTGGCCTTGATGGTAAAGCTGGACGTGACAGCTTCATCCCTGGCCCCCCAGGAC